ACACATCTCCATTCTTCACGTACTTTCCAATTATACGCGGATTCACTCTATTCACTACCACATCTTCCGCCTGGTATACATTCCCATTCTTATCTATATAATTTATTATTCCTTCTATATCCTTATTTCTTTTCCGTCAACCTACACATCATACTCTCTTTTTGGGAAGCAGTCTCTGTTAATATTCCATTTGCCCATATTCCATTTTTTTTATCATGTCCTTGTGTACTTGAAAATTTTTGCTCCATAGTATATATATTATAAATAACTTTATTTCTCTCTTGGTTCTTTTTTCTTTTTATAAAAAAATGACAACCAACTTTGGCAACAAACAAATTCTTTTTCAATAGTTACATTCATTTTTAATAAAGAAAGTGATGATTTTACCACTCTTTTAAGTATTTCAATATCTATATCATTAAGATGCAAGACTCCTGAATCCAAAATGCATTCTATAATAAATTGAATAATGTTAATGATTCCAAAATCTTCTATGCAATTTTCAATAAAATGAATATGAAATATCTGTGAAAGAAGTAAAACAATGTCTGGTATATCATGAATGTTTATTGTACCATCTTGTATTATTTTTTCTAGTTCTTCGTGAATATCGCTAAAAAGAACCGGATTGTCTTGAATCAATAATTCTAAAAAAACCAATTCTCCTTTACTAAGTTCAATCGTCAATGCTTGTTCTTGAACGCGTTTTGTCACAATTTCCAATAAATCAAAAACCGGTTTTGCCGTTTCTTCTTTTACGTTCTCCAAAACAAATACATTTTCCTTTATTGTTTTTTCTTCTTTAGGTTTTTCTTCTTTTGGCTTTTCTTCTTTAGGTTTTATACCACATAGTCTTTTTACCAAATGTAATCCTTTTTTCATATATACTTGTTTGTATATATAAAATATTTTCTTTTAGTTGTTTTTAACGTCTTCTACGTGTTCTTCTACCACCTCCACTTGGCGGGGTGGTAGTAGGAATCGTCTTCACACTTGTTGAAAGCTTACTGATCATATCTTTTATAGAATCCATTGATGGCAATGCATTTGAATCGTCACCTCCTCTTTGTCTACGGCTTCTTCGCAAAGTACGAGACCTTCGCGATGTGCGACTTCTTCGTGAACTACGCGACTTACTAGAACCTCGGGCTCTTTTGGAACTTCTTCTACTTTTCCTAAACATATATAATATCAATAGATTTTATTTATACCTGTTTCTTTACCGAACGCGGCTGTTGTTGTTCTTGTTGTTGTTGTTGTTGTTGTGTCTTGGGTCGTCCATCTCCTCTACGCACCTGCGTCCACTCGTTTCCGTTTCTTGGCCCCTCTCCTCTCGCCTTGGGAACCTCTGTAAAATTCTGGTTTTGAATACTTGGAGGTCTCTTTGTTCTTGGTAATCTCACATCACCACTATTACCAATAGTTTCCTCTTGACCAGGAATGTGATTTCGCTCCATCTTCATTTCAAAACGCGTCTCGCACATCAATTTACCATTCTTAATTCCAGACACATCCGCTGCCTGAAATTCATGACTACCACCCGCGGTAGAAATAACAGTAAACTCTACATACTCACCCTGCACCAAATACTTGTATTGTTGGTTTTTCACATTGATAGAACTGTGATGAATAAATACGTCCGTTCCCGAACGCTCCCCCTCGCTCACCGTAATAAAACCATAACCAGCCTTGTTGTTAAACCATTTTACACAACCCACCAAACGCTCTGCGGAAGAAGACGTTGCTGTACCACGAACAGTTGTTTCAGAATCGTTACTCGTTGACATTTCTGTTTATAAACTATATATGGAAATCGTCTTTAAATTATTTTTTATTTTAAATTGTTTTTATTTTCATTTTGCTATTTTGCGTTATAATATTTTTAAAAGAAAAAATATTATGATAATGTAAATGAAATTTATTTTATTGTGTGGAGGTATAGGTTCAAGATACAATAATTATTCCTTACCCAAACCACTTAATTACATCAATGGGAAACATATGATAGAATATACAATTTCAAACATACCTTCCAATGAAATTTATATTATTTATAATATATTTTTAGATCAATATAATTTCAAAGAAATTGTTATTAATAAATGTAAAAACAAACTATTTCATTTTGCTTGTGTAGACTATTTAACTAGAGGTGCAGTTGAATCTGCGTATATAGGAATACAACAATTTGATAAACTACAAAATGATCAAGACAATATACTTTTTATTGACAACGACAATTTACATCATTTTGAAAATATTCATACTTGTCACTTTGATTCACATTTTATAGGTTATAGTGTTGACGAAACGAATAAAAGTAATTATTCTTTTATTCAAATTGACAATGATTATGTAAGTAACATAGAAGAAAAAAACAAAATTTCTAATTTTTTTTGCTGTGGATTATATGGTTTTTCAAATACTGCTTCTTTTATGAAACATGCTTCTTCCATGTTACAAAAAAATCACAAAACAAACAATGAATTCTACTTTTCACAATTGTACAAATTATTATTATCCCTTTCTTTTGAATCCAAAGAAAACAACATTGTACCTGTTTTTATTGATAAAACACAACACATTGGATCTTTTAAAGAAATAACAACCTTTACATTTGACATTCCAAAACCTACATTAAGAATTTGTTTTGATTTAGATAATACCTTGGTTTCATATCCGTCCGTTGTTTATGATTACACAACTGTAAAACCTATTCATAAAAACATCCAATTGTTACGTATGTTTAAAAACCAAGGACATGAAATCATTATTCATACTGCAAGACGGATGGCTACTCATAATGCCAACGTAGGAAAAGTGATCAAGGACATTGCTTTGATTACTATCAATACTTTGGAAGAATTCAATATTCCTTATGATGAATTAATATTTGGCAAACCATACGCTGATATATACATTGACGACCGTTCCTTAAATCCTTATATCAATAAAATTTCTCAATTTGGGTTTTTTACAAACGACGATGATTTTTTACCAAACAAAATAGAACCCAACAAATACAATACTATTCAAATGATTGATAATAAAATCATTAAAAAAGGTCCACTTCAATTTGTACAAGGAGAATTGTTTTTTTATCAAAATGTTCCTCCTCATTTGCAATATTTATTTCCTTCATTATTACATTTCAACAGTAATGATGATAAAACAAATATCATAACAATAGAATTAGAATACATAAAAGGGATTCCTTTGTTTTATTTGTACAAACATAAAATGATCACACCAGAAATTATTGATAGTCTTTTTTCTTTATTGAATATCTTACATTATGATAATAAACTTGTTATTGATAAAACTATTACTACGAGTCACATTAAAAACAATTATACAGAAAAAATAAAAAAACGGTTTGAAAAAAAAGAACATTATCCTTTTGATGATGCAGAGACTGTTTTCAATGAAATAATAGAAGGATTGACAAAGACATTTTCACCCGTCATCGTTTCATTAATTCATGGTGATTTCTGGTTTTCTAATATTATTATGTTGTACGATGACTCTTTTAAATTTATTGATATGAAAGGACAAGTGGATGGAATTTTGACATTGACAGGCGATTGTTATTATGATTATGGTAAATTATATCAAAGCATTCTCGGTTATGATTTAGTTTTAAATGATATAATTCCGGATAACGAATATGTAGAAAAAACAAAAGAAATATTTTTTGATAAATGCAAAGAAAAGGGTGTTCAAATGGACTATTTGAAATTTGTTACTAAATCACTCATTTTTGGTACTTTTCATTCTATTTATAAATCAAACCAAACCAAGCAAAACATATGGAATTTACTTAAATCAATTTAATTTATTTACGTATTGTTTTGTACATAAATTTAGGTCTTTCACTATCTTCATCATTGGGACCTATTGGATCATTACTACAACATCCATTCCCTATGTAGTAAAAATGTTCCCCCATATTCATAGAAATTGTTTGAAATGCAAATTCTTCTATGGGTGCATCATAAGAAAACAAATTCATTTTTATGTCAGGATTGTTTTTTAAAAAATAAACTATTTTTTTACAACCATTTTCTGTGAAAACAAGACCTTCATGTGCGGAAGAGTACAAATCTCTTTTTTTCTCCAGACAATACCGGGCCAATAAAGTATTCTTAATAACAGGCCAGTGCCATGACTCTTTTTTTTCTTCCCATGTTTTTTCATCTTCTGTGTGTGGTTTTCCTATTTCAACCAATCTATCTAAATCTTCCTTTCTTAAAATATTACCAAACAAATTTCTTGATGAACTTACTATAAAATAATCAAATGTAAAATTATCTAAAGCAAACGTCATATTATTGTAAATTCCCTCTGACAGTGAACCATGGTTTCTTTTTTTGTTTAGAATTCTAGGATGAATATACACATTTTCAGGTAAAAACACTTGTCTACAAATATGAAAAATATAATCATTGCAGTTTAAAATGACAGCATAATCACATAAAACATGTTTTTTTATATTTTCCAATTGTTTCAATAAAAAATCAAATTTTTCATGAACATTGATGGTTATAATACATTCATAATGTTTTTTATACGTATGACTTTCTTTATCAAAAAATAATATCAATAATAAAAATCCTAGTATTATTATTACTTTCACCAAACCACGGCTCATTACACTACAAATATATAATATTTTATACAATATTTTATAAAATATTTTCAAATCAATCAATAGAGAATAACTCTATCAAATAGTCATAGTTTGGTTCCTCTTCAAAAAATAAACCTTGGATGTATTCAATCATTCGTCTTATTTTTTCAGGAAGCCCTGCGCGATTTTTGAGATTTTTTTTGGCTTCTTTTATTTTTATCTCTTCTGTTTCATTCATCCAATCCAAAGATCCATAGTAAAAAAAAACAATCATATATAACATGGATTCTAGATCATCACGCCTGGAAGGCTCATATAAATCATGCACATTCACACTAATGTAATTCATCGTTCCTACTATTTTTGTCTTCTTTTTTGTTTCTATGTGCCCACCATTCTCATTGATAAAACATTTTGCAAATCCAAAATCTATTAAATATATGGTAGGTTTTTCTAGGTTTTCATTCAAACCAAATAAAAAATTATCCGGTTTTATATCCCGGTGAATGATTCCCTTTGTATGTATATCTTGTAATATAGACAGTATTTGTATACCTATTTCGTTTATCCATTTCATAGGAAATACTCTTTTTTTATGCAATAAATCCGTGAGCGATTCACCCAAAAGAGACATCACCATGTAATTATTTTTCGTGTCTACATAATACCATTTCATTTCAGGAATCCCGGGTATTTTATTCAAATAATGCAGTATTTTGGATTCGTTTTTCAAAAGTTGGGATGGACTATCCCTTGTTTCTGTCTTGATAGCCACTTTCTCTCCCGTTCTTATATTGGTTGCTTTGTATATTTTCCCAAAACAACCTTCCCCTATTTTTTCGCTTATTTTATAACGATTGGCTATCATTTTTATAAATATATTATTACAAGTATACAAGTATAATATATTTCTTTTTATATTTCTACATTCTTTCTACATTCTTTCTACATTCTTTTTATTACACATACAATGATTGGTTCGTCGCCACATATTTCAAAGTATGTTCCCCGATTTGTTTCAAATGACTCAAAAACTCAATCTCCCCAAATATCTCCGCTATTTTTTCCATTTCCGCTGCAATGTTGTTTATCTTTAACAACGCCTTGACAAATTCTCCCAGAAAAATCCCTTTTTCTTGTTCCGCTTTTTTCAACAACATCGTACATTGTTGCGAATTTTCACATTCACACCATCGTAATACAAAAGCCAATAAATCATAATGCATTTCATAATTGGTTCCTGTGTCCAAACAATGATCGTCTTCAAATGCCATGTCCGCCTCATACAATTCTTTTATTTGTTTGACTACAGCATTTACTTGTGAATCCCCCGAAAAAGGAACCAATGATCGTAATTCATCAGGAACCGCAACATTTGTAAAACAACTAAAAACCGCAACCAATTGTTTGGCCGACATTTTTTGCAGTATGTTTTGTTCCAAGATTCGGCCAAAAACCAAACCATGAACCTCTTTTAATTGTGCCGCCATTTTACCTCGCAGTGTTAAACCATATGTATCAACATCCTCTTCTGTTTTTGTAATGAATCCTTCGCTTACCATATAACGTAAAAGTACTTGTATTTGGGTTTGTAAATATTGATTTGTATTTTCCAAGGATGTTTCTAGTTTTACCAATTCAGTTTTTCTCTCTTGTACTCGTTTCCAATTATCAAAATCTCTTGAAATATTTTTGTTTTCATTCATCAATTCCTCTTTTCTCTTGTCTATTTCCCTTTTCTTTTTATTCGCAGCCATCTTACTGTCTTCTAATAATTTTGCATATTCTTCCAATACATCATTGCATAGTGCCGTATTTTGTTCCGCTATCTTGATATCTTGTTTGTTTTTTTCTATTTGCGCTTCGTATTCTTTCATTTCCCCTTGGATTTCCAAATCAATCATGCTGCTTTTCACAAAAAAGAGAAAATCTTGAAACCTATTTTTACCTATATCAATCAAACTCAAAAACAAATGATACGATAATTTGAATTTACTAGAAAGTTTCTGTGGTTTCCCGTTCATCGTCGTTTTGTAGGTTAGTAATTCCACATTCTTGAACAAATTGTTTAAATGTATGACATGCCCCACCTTATCAATACCTAGACGACCTGCGCGACCCGCCGCCTGTGTATATTCATGAGCATACATTGGTCTGACTTGATTTCCATCATACTTGTCCAAACTTGTAAACAAAACCGTTTTGACTGGCATATTGATACCCGTACTCATTGTCTCTGTCGCAAAAAGAAGTTTTATATATCCCTTTGCATAAAGCAACTCTACCATTTCTCTCAGCGGAGCTAAAATACCTGCATGATGAATAGCGATTCCCTTTTCCAACAAATTAGTCAGTTCAATATATTCAGGCAATTGTAAATATTCTTGGTAATTCGGCAACTTTCTCATGATTTGCTCACATTCACGACGAATAATATACGGAACTTTGGAATCGTCTTCCAGCAAAACGGTAGTCACTTCTTTCGCACATATTTCCAATTGTTTTCTAGAAAAAACAAAACACAACGCTGGTAACATATTGTTGTCAAATAAATGTTTCGTTACTTGGTTCAAAACATGTGCGCGTTTTACCGAAATGTCTTTGGATTCAAACAATTTCAATAATTTTTGATTCTTGTGGAATTGCGTATCACTAAAAACTCCCTCTGGCGACTGTATGACAAAAGGACGGTTTATTTGTGTTTTTATTTCTTCATGTACCGTTTTGTCCTTTATGGCCTTGAAAATACCATTTGTCACAGTGACAAAACTATAATGTGTTAATGGAACCGAGCGTTTATAATTGGACGCTATCAAGACCTGTTTTACAGTAGAAGAAATAGTATTGCCTTTGGTTTCACACCAGGAAGCAAATCTCTCTGGATTGTCAATCGTGGCTGATAACATTACCAAGCTGATATGTTCAGGTAGCATCATGATTGTTTGTTCCCATACATGCCCTCGCGACGGATCGTTCAAAAAATGCACTTCATCCATAACAACACATCCCAATTCATTTTCAATGTCCATCTCAAATCCACATCCACCTTTTCCACCTTTAGGAAAGGTGGAGCCAAACCCTTCACTATCTTGGTTTACAATTTGGTTTGTATCTTGGTTAGGTTTGGCTCCACCTTTCCTAAAGGTGGAATAAAGTTTGTTCATCAAAATTTCCGCTGTCATAATCAATACATCCGCATCTGGGTTACATTTCAAATCACCTGTTAAAATACCAAAGGATATATGCGGATATTTTTGTGTAAAATCATAAAATTTTTGGTTTGATAGGGCTTTCAACGGCGTCGTATAAATAACTTTTTTGCCTTTAGAAAGAAAGTATTCAATCGCAAATTCTCCACATAATGTTTTCCCTGAACCTGTATGTGCTGTTACCAATGTATGATGACCATTTACTGTGGCTTCTATGGAATACTTTTGAAAAGTATGCAAAGGATACGAATATTTTTCAAAAAACTCTTTGTATTTTTCTTCTTTTTCTTTAGGATATGTTGTCATACAAAATTGTACCATTGTATTTTTATTTGTACTGTTAGACGAATGTATAATAACTATACAGTGAAATCTTTATATTGTTGTTTTATACATTTTCAAACCTTTAAGAATTTAGAAAAGCATTGTATAAATTCATTTCGTATGTTTTGAAAAAATAATTAAAGGAGTTAATACATATAATAATGTACTTGTTCTACTCAAGTTTCTTCTTCCTTTGGCCTCTTGTAACAAATAGTTTTATCCTACAAACGAATATAGATAAACTATTCTCTAGAAAAACAACAATATTAAATAATAATAAAAATTATTGGCCTCCTGTAGGAAGAAAATATCATGAAGAATACTTAAGGCGTCTTAATTCTAAGAATATTTCAATACAAAACAAAGAGATTCTAAATCCAAGTGATGATTATTATCACCACATGAATGCCTTTTTAAAAGACAATAATTTTGATTATGATAATGATAATGAACCTAATATAAATAGTAATGAAACAATTTATTTTCCAAAAAAATCAAAAAAAAAACCAATCATTATTCTTCGTTTACCTTTGCCAACTGATGAAAAAGGTAATTTTGATTTACATTTCAACAATAATGAAACACCCTTTATTCCAAACACAAATTATTACGATAATGATAATGATGAGGGTGAAGATGATGAAACATTTGATGATTCAGGTTATCGTATCAAACGCAAAAAACAAGCAAAAAATAAAAAATCAGAGAATTTTGAAGTCATTACAAAAACCGAATTTTCTTTCAAAGACATTGGTGGTTATGAAAGTATCAAACAAGAATTGCTTCAGTGTACAGATATTTTAATCAATCATAAAAAATACGAAAAATACAATGTAAGAACACCCAAAGGAATCATTTTGGAAGGGCCACCAGGAAACGGAAAAACGCTTTTGGCAAAGGGATTTGCAGGAGAAACAAAGACTGCTTTTATTTCGGTTTCTGGTTCCCAGTTTCAAGAAAAGTATGTGGGTGTTGGTTCAACGCGTGTTCGCGAACTCTTTAAATTAGCGAAAAACAACGTCCCGTGTATTATTTTTATTGACGAGATTGATGCCATTGGTCGTTCTAGATCAAGTGATGCCGAGGCTTCTAGCTCTGAACGCGACAACACCTTGAACGAACTTCTTATTGGATTGGATGGTTTCAGTACCTCCAGAGGAATTTTTCTCATGGGAGCCACAAACCGCGCGGATTTGCTGGACCCAGCACTCACCCGGCCAGGAAGAATAGACAAGAAAATTTTTATTGGTCCACCTGATTCTACTACGAGAGAAGCCATTATCAATATTCATTTAAAGGGGAAACCATACGACCATCAAACAATCAATATAAAAGATCTGGTAGATGTAACCAATGGTTTATCAGGTGCCCAGATAGAAAATATTTTAAACGAAGCTATGTTACATGCTTTGCGGTACGAACGTACTAAAATGGAATACAAAGATATTGATTCAGTTATCAACAAAATCATAGCAGGTTGGCAACCCAATGAGCATGAGTATTCTTCCGATCTTTTGGATCGCATTGCGATTCATGAAATGGGACATGCGATTGTCGGTTTTCTCTCCAAACATCATTCCAAACTATCCAAAGTAACCATCAATCTTTCTTCCCCTACGAGCCCAGGTTATACAGTTTTTGAAACATCAACGAACAATATTTACAAGAGAGAGGCTCTTTTTGAACATTTGATGATTTTGTTGGCGGGGCGCATCGCTGAAGAGGTCTTTTATGATGTCAGTACAACAACGGGTGCTTTTAATGATTTCCAAGAAGCACTTAAATTGGCGGAAAAAATGATTGTTTACTACGGAATGGGAAGCAGACTCATTTATCCTAGTTTAAGTGACAAATACAAAGAACTGATTGACAATGAGATTACATTGTTAATCAACGACGCGTACAAAATGGCACAATTTTTAGTAAAAAACAGTAAAAATTTGATCCAAGAATGTGCCGTCATTTTGAATCAAGAAAAGATTCTTAAAATGGACAAACTTACAGAAATCATCCAAACAAAATATCCGGATGTTTTGAATCTTAAAATTGATAAATAAAATGTTATTTGTATTTGTTTTCATTAAATAATATGTATAAATGGTAATTTTTTCATTTTTTCTATCATATTTTTATAAATTTCACTTAATATTTCTTTTTCTTTCAAGGAATTGTCTTTTTCACGTTCTATTTTTGGAGGATATAATTTGGGTACATCAGGTATACCCATTATTTGATTGAACTCTTTTATATTTTCAAAAAAGTTTTCATATTTTACACAATGAATCTTGTAATTTCTACACGGAATAGGTCTTGTATAGTTATTATAAAATTCTTCTACACCATATAAATCCTTTTTACTTTCTAAAACGTCTTTTATTTTCAATAAATTATTTTTACATTGAATATGTTGCAAGTGTACTTTCATATGAAAACGACTCAAAATAGAATCCACAGGATTTCTATAAATGTAAATCACTTTGTATTTATGAATATCTTTCTCTGGTATGGGTACTGAGTTAAACCATTCAAGATAAACAGGGTTTTGTGTGTTATTTTTCCCTATATATTCCAAGTTTTTAGGAGGAACTCTGGAATGAATATGTTCAACAATTCCAAAATTATTTAAATATTTTGATAAAATGGTTGAACCACAACCACCATAACTACAAACATAAAATATTTTGTTTGGGTTAAAATATTTACATTTCAATGAAAGCATTTTTTGATTTAATCTTGCTAACCTTTTTATATTTTGTATTCTACTAGCTAGGTATTTTTTTTGTCTAAACATCAGTTCCTTTTGTTTTTTAATTTTTTGTTGTAAAATAATATCTTGTAAAATCATTAAAATACACTTATATATTATTGATTTTTATTTTTTATTTTTTTGTTTTTTATTTTTTCTTTTTTTATTTTTTATTTTTTCTTTTTTTATTTTTTAATTTTTTTTACAATATTTGCAATCTTATTTTCTTTTTGAATTTCTCCTCATTATGAAAGACGTACAATCTAAATTTCTTGCGTTCATAATTATCTAAACATTCACGACACGTTATTTTTGATACCAAATGTAATTCTGGTAAAAAAACAATATACTGATACAGTGCATCCGCTCTTTCTAATTTATCAAAAACATAACCTTCATATTCCTTTTCCATCAAATGTTTGTCATTCATACACATGTGTAAAATACTACAATCACATTGAACATTCCGTATAGCTCTCATGGTTGTGTTGATATAATCCATTTTTTCAATCCAATGACTGTAAAAATGTTCAGCTTTCTCTGTTAAATCTAATTTACATCCACTATGTGTTTTTTGCAATTGTATCATGTTAAGCAAATCTACCAAACGACGTATAGGACTTGTTATATGCGTATAAGCATCCAAATCCAATAAATCATGACGGGTTGTTCTATCCTCCGTTCTATCCTCCTGTAAGCATATGTATTGCCCCGACGTACTTTTCCATATCTTTATAAAATCTCCTATATCACTAGGTAAACCATCAGGAATCTTTTCCTTGTTTTTATTTTTCTGTGTTATTGTAGAACGAAAGATGCCTGTTTTTTTAACAAGAAATTCCTTTGCAGTATAGTAATTCATCAATATCATCAAATAAGTCACGACATCATGACTATTCTCTATATGATGTAAATAAGTGTTTTTTTTTGATAAACTCTTGGTTATTTCCAATATTTTTTGGTATTCTTCGTCCCTTGCCAATTTTGCCTCTTCGTATTCATAATTTTTATACACCTTTATTTTACAATTCACAAAACGTATATCTTTGATTTCGCCTTCCTCTACAAACAAATCCATTGCAAGAGCAAATCGCGACGTGTTTTCAAGCAAACTACATAAACCTTCGGATAAAAGTGTCGGCAACATAGGCCTCTTTTTATCCGGCAAATAAATCGTAGAAACACGATTGGAAAATGAATCCCATAATTGCAACGCATCTATCCATATAGTCACATTGGATATGTAAACCGTCAATTGCCGTGTTTTGTCGTCCAAAATACGCAACCCAATCGCATCATCCAAATCCCTGCTTTTAAATGGATCTATCGTCATTATTTTCCATAAAGTACGGTCTTCAATCAATGGATACTTTTTACAAATAGTATCCATATAAGCATCACTTGGGTTGGATTGAAGCGCTTTGGAAGTGTCTTTTGTCAGCCTTTGGATAGACGCGTTTAAACTTTTACAATACAATTGGTATTCATAAAAATGCGGTAAAATATCAACTGGACCAATTACTTGTGTAAGAAGACCATGGGGATGTTTTTCTCTCCATTCACCAAAAGAAAAAGTGACATAGAGGTTGACAAACACTTTGGAAAAACCGATTTGTTTCATTTCATACGGTACCAAAAAACTCGGTATATGAATATCATCTGGCACACATTTATACAGCAATTTATTTTTATTATATCGTCCATATGTTTTGTTGTTTTGAAGAATAAGAACACCAGGAATGTCCGCCGTATTGCGAATACTAGAATGCACGATTTTTGGTTTTTTTGTTGTTTCATCCAAAGAAAAAACATCGTTGGAAAATAGTTTACTTTCCAATGGATTTATATCTGGCATTTCTATTGAAGTGTAAGAAGGAGATTCATAAAAACTCCATGATGTATAATTTCTATCGTTGACTATAATTTTGTACATTGATTTGATTAGTTGTGCGTTTTATATAAAAAACAAAAATCTAATTATTATATTGTTTGTTGCGATGTCTTTAGGCATATTTAGGAAAGATAAATAAAAAAGAGTTGCCAAGGGTGTAAAAGAAGAAAGACAAGTAAAATGAAAAAACATATTCCAAAGAATAAAGCTTAAAGAAAGTATTTGATTTGTATGTAAAATGACTGGACAAGATTTGACGGAAGCCGATTTCAAGGACGCTTTATTTGAAAAGGGTTATACACAATACATGAGTTTACGATTGTTTGTTGATTCGCCAGATCTAGAAGTGATTCATAAATACAAGGAGGCTATCAAAAAACACAACGAAGAATTGTTGTCGCGTGATACATTCAATTCAGGATTTGACTTGTTTTGCTTGGCTCATCGCATAGAAAAAAATGATTTCACAATCGCTATTGATTTTGGTGTAGCTTGTAAAGCCGAAATTGTTCATGACACAGGGAAAAAACATCCTTCAGGATTTTATTTGTATCCAAGGTCAAGTATCAGCAAGACACCATTGCGTTTGGCAAACAGTGTCGGTATCATTGATAGTTCCTACCGAGGAAACATCAAAGCAATGGTAAATATTGACTATTTTCTTCCTGTTTTCAAATTTATGGAAGGGTATGGTGGTACCAGTCACGATACACAAATTCAAACTAATATTGAATTAAATGAAGATGGTTTCCAAATCCAACAATATTCACGTTTGTTTCAATTGTGCGCTCCCACCTTGGTACCCATCTATGTGGAATTCGTCGCCGAGAGGGAATTACTAGGTTCTACAGAACGCGGCTCTGGAGGATTTGGGTCTACTGGTGTATAATTTGGTTTTGAAGTTAGTTCAGCTTCATCATAAACTTTTGAAAATGTATCAAAATCTATGTTTTTCTCATCCAAAATATCTTTTATTTTAAAAAATAAATATTTCTTATCATTTACCATTCTATCAAAATTTATAAACGTTGTATTTATTTCATGTTTTGTCATGACATATATATAATTTGATATTATTTTTTCATAAAACCGAACTTGAGTTTCAACATCAGTTGCTTTCCACAATCCTCCAACTTTGTTTCCATTTTTGTAACGAGACTTTGCCGATGATTCAAAATCACGAACGATAAGTAATACTTGTTTTATAATAATTTTTTCATCATTCAAAATATCATTTAAATATGTTAAAAACTGTGGATTTTTTGAAATATAATACTCTTGTCTATGCGTTTTTTCAAGTCCTTCTTTTTGACCCGGTGGAATAAAATACATATAATTTTCTCTATTGTAACCCGTATGAAAACCCAAAAAACTAAATATTTTCATTAAAAATGTTGACCCACATCTTCCTGTTCCTGTAATTAAAATTTTTTCCATTATTATTATTATTATTATTATTTTTTTAAATTATTATTAAATGTATTATATATAATATACATTTAAATATTATGAATTCCATTTTAGAAGCGTTGTTTGTTGGACTTTATAGTGCAAAAATAGCGTTTTTTTTGTACTTGTTGAATGTAAAAAACAATTTGTATTTGTTTTTCTTTTTGACAGGGTTTTTAAAACATTTCATTGGATATTACCTGGGTTTACAAAGTTATTATTGCAATAGAGGCAATGCTTGTGTTCGTGTTTTAGAGGATGGAAAACAAGAAGAAGAGAGAAATAAATACAAAACGAAACATGTGGAAGGATTTGCCATGATTTTAGAATCAGTATTTGAAGGTTGGGCGTTTGTTTCTCTCGGCGTTTTGTTTTCCAAAGTCATAAAGAAGAGAGAAATTGTATGTTGTTTCTTGATTGGATTTGTTTTACACGTTCTTTTTGAAATGTTGAGTATTCATGAAACCTTTTGTAAAACTAGATGTGAACAAAATGCGGTGTAAAAAAATTTATTAGTTTACAAAATATATGACAAATGAAGAAACAAACAACAATAATTATTTTTATTTTACAGATATACTTATGCTAAATACAATGCTTGATATCTGTTTTTGATTTTTTCAAGTTGCTTCATCACCTGGCGTAAATAAGCCTTTTCCTGTCGGGTAAACTCAGTAACCCTATTAGATCCTTTGTTGTGTAATACGTAATGTATTTCTTGTATCAATTCAACTGCTTTGTCAACAAGAGCCACCGCGAAACGTGTCCATTTTTGTGGATTTTCTTCTATTAATTCACCCAAGTATTTATCAATGTTATAATACATCTCGTCTATTATACGCGTCTTTTCAACAATATTGTCCGATTGATTGTAATACTCGTCGTTAACATTGTTGATTGCATTCAATAATTTCTTTACATAGGCTGTGAACCATTCTTCCTTTTCTTTATTTTTTTGCAATTCTAGAGATTGTTTTTTGGAACGCGTTACCATTCTATGAAGCGTGTTTGTTTTAACCTCTTGTGAAATACCAAGAGTCAAATGAGCGATGGATCTGGTTTGCATTGTTGTCTGTTGTTCTTTTTGGATGCATATAATTCCAAAAAGAAAAAAGCAATTCAATTTTTTCTCAACCTTTTAGAAAAAGGTTTATCCAAAACGGTCGCCTACGTGAAGGATCCGCTTTGTACAATAGAATCTGACTTGAATTGATCATTATGAAGAAACGGCGTATACGATGCCGCGCCAAATTTGACATTAAGCATCTATGAAAAATATATTACACCTTTTATCCTTTCAAATCGCGAAACAATTTATAAAAAATACTTAAAACAATCATAATTATACATACAATGAACAAGTACATAATAAATTTTATAAACAAAATACTTCCAAAAGAATTACCAAAACCAATAGGTAGATGGAGAATAGAAAATAGCAATACACAAATGAACCATAAAATAGATTTATCAAATGAAGACCATTGTGGTCCTTGTGGTCAATATGCATTATCAAAAATAGAATTGGAAAAAAACCAAAAAAAAAATGACAAACAAAAGGATGATCCTTTTGAAAAAGAAAAAGAAAAAAGATCTAGATGTAGATATAAGGAAGTTCGTCATCTTGATTGAATGTCAAATACGCGCGCCCGGGATTTGCCCTAACCCTTCATATTGTTCGTTAAAAAAAGAAAGAAAGAAAGAAAAAAAGAAACTTTTATTAGGTTACATTATAAAAACATGCATTATAGAGGAGAGGAAAGGAATTCACTAATACTTATTCTGTAAATCTATCAAATAAAGCTTGGTGTTTTTCAGTTCTTTCATAACACTGAGGAGATAATATTTCTCTTCTTTCGTGAAATAGACAGGGTACAATTTGTTATTCAAATTATGTAGACGCTCATAAATTTCCCAAATTAAATCTCCGGCCTTTTCAATCATGACAGGGATCAAACGCGTCCGTAAATCATATGAGAATTCCGCGATGTCAGCAATGTACGTCTTCATGTTGTAGTACATTTCGTCAACAATCCTGACTTTTTCTATTACTTTTTCTTCTTTCGTTAGATTCTTTCTGTTTGTTTCAACAATGGAATCCAACCCTTTTTTTATATTTGCAACAAACCACTTTCTTTTTGCCTCGTTGTCTTTTCGTTCCATGTTCCATCGTCGGTTTTCACTGGTTATTGACCTGGTTACCACTCTTTCACGAACAGGAACAACATACATTTCCTGTCTTTTCATTTTTTGAAAGCGGTTTTGAGCACGAGTCTGCATGTTTGATTATTCAATTTCTTTTATTTTACTATTCAGTGTAAAACAAAAAAAGCAATTCAATTTTTTTATACTTTTCTTTCATAAAAAAAAATTGAATTACTTTTCTTTTTATTTTGTATCAAGCAAAAAATCAACCAAACTGTAAAAGTTAACCAAAATCAAAAGTATAATGTCATCTATTGAAACTACTAACCCTGTCTCCCAAAAGAAAATCACTAAATGCACAATTTGCAGGGTGGAGGGTCACAACAGGAAAAATCACGATAAATTTCAACTACTATCTCTTGACAATGATAGTGAGCTTTGTCAAGAGATAATCTCTGTTTCTAAAGAAGGAAAAGAAGGAAAAGAAGGAAAAGAAGACAAACCTCAAAAAAAGAAAAAAGAAAATATCAAAGTAGAAGGTTTTATTAGAGAAATAAAAAATATCGCCGCGGATGTAAACGAAAAACTAGGGGCGGGTCATACTGAATCCGTCTATCACAACGCCATGAAAATTGGTCTTCATGACGCAAGAATTAGCTTTGAAACGGAACGCGACATCATTATCAATTACATGGGAAGATATGCTGGAACTGTTCGTGCGGATCTTATCATTGAAAACAGCATCGTTGTTGAATTGAAGTCTTCCTCTGGTTCTGATGCCGTCGTTGATGATGCAGAAGAGCAATGTCGCATATACATGAAAGAAACAAGTATTCACCGTGGTATCGTTATTGTATTCCCTAAACGTAATAAGTTCAATTTGATTACCCGAGATGTTCTCCAAGAAAATGATGATTAATTATTTCGTACCTATTTTATACCTATTTTATACCTATTTTGTACCTATTTTATACCTATTTTGTAACCTAATTATGTTTCTTCTTTTTTTTCCAATATATCCACCGGTGGGATATCCTTTCCTTCTTGTGACTCTTTATCCAAAACTTGAATATCCAATTTTTTCGTCGTCTCGCGTTTGATGTTTTGGTTTTGCAATGCGTACATGAAAATATGAGGCAAAACAGCCACATTGTTCATGTACGTCCTGTACTGAAAAACAGATAAACTCGTATTATCTTCTAGTTTCAAAGAATACCACCAATATGCCGGTATGAAAATCGTTTTCCCCTTTTGCAGAGTAAACTCCAAACACTTTATTTTATTGAAATCTGCCTTGTATTGGGCTTGTGGTGACCAAGGATTCACAGGGGAAGAAAACTCAAAATGTTCGTAATCATTGATGGGATGCAAATATTTTGTGCTTTTTGGCGGTGCCATCTTTATTTTTACACTTCCCTGTGTCACCACAAAGTAATTACGATAATTGACTTCATAACGAAAAGGCGTCTCTGTATTTTTTGAACCACAAATCACATCATAGAAACAATTGGATACCATAGAGGGACGCAAATATTCGTCATTGTATTGAAAATGCTTATTCATACCCGTCTCTTGAAGAAAATCCTGGTTTTTCTCCGTAAAAAAAGCGGCGGTTTTGTCTTCTTCAAACAATTTACTTGCTGCATCAAACGGCAACAAGGTATATCGTTCTGCGTTTTCCTTGTTTTCTTTTGTATTGCGTATCTTTATCTCAAAAGCAGGATAATTTGATTCTATGTATTTTTTACATGTTGATTCCATGATATTTTGACAATCAAAATCAAACATCACAGGTTGTCTCACATCACATATTTCTTCCAATTTTTCCTTGGAAACATTGTCCATCTCGTAAATCTCCAATTCATCGCTCTTTTTTAAATGAAACATAATGTGCAGATAAATAAATAAAACGAGACAAAAAATAAAAAATCCAAATATTATTTTCATTTGTTTTTGGTTGTGTTACTAAAAATATATACTAATTTTTTCTATTTTATACTCATAAGACCTTTTAATCTTCATCTATCTTGGGTGCCAAAAAGAAATACATATAACTCCCTTCTCCTAAATCATATTTGATTTTCATAGGGCAATTGTTACTAATGCTAAAATCAATATTGTCAGACAATTTATTCGTCAAACACATTTTGTTCAAATAATTCAAATTGTAACCTAACTTTATTTCCTCCCCCTCACTTATCGCATACTCATTCAAATCGTCTATAGGAATGTTCACCTTCATTTCACCATTGACTCCATTCGTTATCATATCAATCCTTTCTTCATCACAATGAAAATGAATGGTTTCCCCGAACAAAGACATCCTTGATACTATATCAGTAGCTTTTTTGGATGTCATTGAAAATTCTGCATCATAGTCAGTTTCAGGAATCTCCAACAAATCATAATCGCAATTCACAATCGGTAATTTGTAAAAACAATCAAATTCACCCTTGTCTGGCTTCTTCAGTATGAGATCAATATGTAAAGAATCTGAATCTCCCTCGCAATGCAAGACAATGTTGTGGCTTGAGGTTGAAGTAGTCAAAATGGAAAAGAATGTTTGGGTTGGTATGCCAATCATCTGCATATCTCCTTTGTTTTTTTCATAAACTGTGAACCATTCCTTTTTTATCGTGACCTCAAACAAACAAACATGGGCCTTGTCCATGGATTGAATATACAAATATTCATCCTTGAAATCTAAATTCACGATGTTGGAACAGTTTTTAATCACGCTAAAAAGGGATACAAATAATTCTCTCTTGTCAATGATAATCTTCATTTTTTCTTTGTTATATCTTTTATTTTATTCCTTTGTTCCCAATTCATTTTTTTTGTTTTTGTTTTTTGTTTTTTGTTGTTTTATTTTTTGTTTTTTGTTGTTTTATTTTTTGTTGCTTTATTTTTTGTAGACTTCAACACGTTCCAATGTATCCCGTTCTAACATGGTAGAAATCAATTTATAAATATATGTAAAAATACTGGAACAATGATATAAATAACATTTTTCTAAACGTTCTGGAAATTCCTTTTTGAAAATAGTAGATGCATCTTTGAACAACGAATAATATGTATCAATATGACTTACTGACAATGATTTTAAGCATACGTGTATTGTTATTTTTTCATACCCCTTTTCAATAATTGCTAGTATATTGTTGCGAATTATATTTATAATCATTTGTTTTTCTATATTTTTGAACCATTTTATACAATAAAAATTAATAAACATTACATTTTTATCATTACAACAAAACAACGAAATTATTTCATTCAGAGGAATTTTTATACCTCTTTTTTTCATGTTTTCTATTTGAACAATAAAATTTTCTTCTACTTCCTTTAATGTTGTTTCCTTTGTTTCGTCCTTTTTATATTCCATAAAGTATATGTATACTGATAGATATATTTCTATATTCATAAAAATATATTTTATTTTACGATATTTCCGTTAGTTTTAATTCATTTTTAATTATTTCCTTTAAATTTACTGTAATATTTTCACCTTCTATTTCATGTCTATTGTTATCACCTTCTTCTAAACCCACAGCATCATTATTTTCTTCATCTTGGTCTTGGTCTTCATTTTGGTCTTGGTCTTCATCTTGGTCTTGGTCTTGGTCTTGGTCTTGGTCTTCGTTTTCTTCTTCATCTTCATTTGTACCTAAATCTCTCATCATTTGCATCATCATGAGTTCATTTTCATTCTCTTGAAATATAGCATTTACTAATTTTTGGTTTGTTTCCATAGTAAAACTTTGCACTTTAATCAATGTATCTTTTAATTCAAGTATATCCTTTACAATGTTTCCCAACTTGTTCTCTACTTCTACGATTATTTTTTCTTCCATTGCTTTCCATTGTTGTGGTGAATGAACAAGAGATGGAGACGCAGACGGTTGTTGAATACTTTGAGCAGTTATCTTGTTCGCTATCAATGTGTTGGTTGATAATTCAACTTTTTCTATTCTTGATACAATTGCCTGGATGATACTTGTGTCTATACCTGGTTGTGTACTAGTTTCTCCTGGGAAACCTTCTTCCTGCCATTTTTTTATTAATGATTCCATTTTTCCCAATCGTAATGTAACCAAAGCAAATGCGTCAGATACTGATAATTGACCAGGTCCATTTCCAATCTGTATTGGTCCTTGTTTCAAAGCATTTGTACTAGTACTTGCACTAATCATGTTGGGTTGTTGTTGATTACTAAAATTAGATCCACTACCAGAATTCAAGCTTTGAAATTTTGCAGAAGTATTTGTATATTGTTGTTGCTGTTGTTGTCCTTGTTGTGCTAAAAATTGCTGTGATGTCACGGTAGAATTATTCCTTCCACTAGTAGGTGGGGCTTCTCCTGCTCTTCTTTGTCTTGCGCCTGCAATAGAACGTGAACTACTCATTAAAATCTGTTTATAAATTGTTTTGGTTTTATAGACGCACTTTAGATACGTTTTTTAACTTTAGGAAACCGATTTCCTAAAGTTAAACAAAGAAGTGTTTTTTGACATTTACTTTAACTCCATTTTGAAATATTTAATTTCTTTTTATAAATCATATGGAAACTTCAGACAATACAACAAAATCAAAGAATTTTTTTAAACATGTTTTTAATTTCAATGAAGAAACAAAGGCAGATGTTTTCAATGTTATTCAATACGCCTTACTTGCCATTATACCCATCGTCATCATGAACAAATCTATGCAGAAATTTGTACCAGAAGCCAACGAGGAAAAAGGAAGTTTAGAAATTTTATTGGAAGTCATTTTGCAAATTGTCAGTATGTTTGTTGGATTGGTTATGATTGACAGAATCATCACTTATTTCCCAACCTACAGTGGTATCAAGTATAAAGATTTCAGTGTTTTGTACATTGTTTTAGCTGTATTGCTTATTACTCTCAGTCTTCAAACAAAGTTGGGAGAGAAAGTAAGTATTTTGGTCAATAGATTGTCTGAATTATGGGAAGGTACCACCGACGAAGATAAAAAAAAGAAAAAGGAGAAAATGTCCAATATCAAAGTAACCCAACCCATTTCTCAAAACAATTCCCTCATGTCACCTCTCTCTCCTATCCCTAGTTCTATTTCTCAAAATGCTTATAATCAATCCATGATGAGTCAAGCTATGTATACCGATGGAACATCCATCCATTCCTTGCCGAGTGACGGTGGCAGTGGAACCGGTTCCGCAAAGCAACAAAATTTTGATGCCATGTACCGTAAGGATACGAATCCTCTCGTAAATGCATCAACACCAGGTGAAGGTTCTATGAACGAACCCATGCCAGCCAATGCCGCTCTAGGCAACAGCGCGTTCAGCAACTGGTAATCCACCTTTTAGAAAAAGGTGGAGCCAAAAACAAACCAATAGAAAAGGTGGAGTAGAAAACAAAACCAATAGAAAGGTGGAGCCAAAAACAAACCAATAGAAAAGGTGGAGTAGAAAACAAAACCAATAGAAAAGGTGGAGTAGAAAACAAAACCAATAGAAAGGTGGAGCCAAAAACATCAAACTTTAGATAATATTTGATGTTTTTTAACAAATTCTTGAGATGTTTTCTCTCTTTCATAAAATATTTGATTGAGAGCCCAGCAAACTGAAAGTACAAAAACGGAGGTGTTTGCCGATTTTCAACCCGGGCGGGAGCTTATGCATTGGTACCAAAAAAATAATTCTTGTTTTTAGACGATAAAATTGAAAATAGTGCCTTTTTTTCAGCGATTTTGTTAAAAAATGCGATATTTTTCCCAAAAGTATTTTCGGCTTTTCGTTTTTGGACATTTATTATGTCCATTTTCTGAAAGTACTCAAGGACTTTTGTAAAAAATCGTAATTGTGACCATAATGAATTTTTATGGTAAGGTTGCAAAAAAAATAATTTTCAATTTGTTACGATAAATTTTTTTCAAAAAAAAATGACGCGTTTTTGCGTTCTATATTTTTAGAACATTTTTAGAACTTTTTAGAACGTTTTTTCGCGTTGACGCGTTTTTTGTTCTATATTTTTAGAACATTTTAGAACTTAAAAAAATAATATATTGTATATTTATGCATGAATGTAAAATATGTGAGTATCAATGCAAACGTTTGACAGATTTACAACGACATTTTTCCACAGCAAAACATCGCGCGTTTTTTTGTTCTAAAAACATAGAACAGGAAAACGCGCAATGCAAATACGTGTGCCATTTTTGCGAAAAAACATACAAGGCGAGAAATAGCCTTTGGTATCATTTGAAAAAATGCGATAAAAACGCGCAAAACGCGCAAAAAGTCCATATGGCTGATTCTTCCATTACAAATGAGATGGTTTTGGATATCATAAAACAAAACAATGAATTCAAACAAATGCTGATGGAGCAAAACAAACAAATGTTAGAAATGACTAAAAATGCCGCAAACAATATCACAAACAACAACCAAACGATCAACAACCGGTTTAACCTGAATGTTTTTCTCAATGAAAAATGCAAGGATGCACTCAATATAAGTGATTTCATAAATAGTCTGCAAATATCCATGAATGATGTAGAACAAGTGGGGGCTTGTGGTTTTGTAGAGGGAATCTCCAAAATATTTGTCAACGGACTTAAACAATTGGATGTTTACAAACGACCCATTCATTGTAGTGACTTGAAAAGGGAAGTCATGCATTTGAAAGAAAACAATGTATGGGAAAAGGAAGACGATGACAAGCCGAAACTAATACAAGTGATTAAGAATATCGCGGATAAGAACATCAAAACCATCCCCGAATGGAAACAGGAAAATCCGGAATGTCGCGATAGTTTCTCTAAAAAGAGTGATCAGTATTTGCAAATTATGGGTCAGGCACTCGGTGCATGTGACAAGGAAAAAGACAATCATAATTATCATAAAATTATCAAACGTGTGGCGAAGGAAGTTTTGATTGATAAAACAGATTTAGATTGATCATTACGATAAATGGTCCAATGCCGCCAAAAGAACTTTTTGTTGCTCTGTTAGTTTTTGAAAAATGAGACATTCATCCATTTTGATTTGAAAAAAGGAACGCATGAAATTTTTCATGACAATGACAACGCCAGTATCTGTTATTTTGATATCACAAACAAGCGCACATTTTTTAAGGGGAAGTTCATCCGGATTTTTAATGGGTATCCACCGAATAAACGCACCGGTTTTCAATTGGTTTACTTCATCAATATAGATATATTCGTTTAATTGCTTCATATAATCTAATATGGTTTCTCTCGGTAACAATAATTCTTTTAGGATTTTCAAATTCATTTCTTTGATTTTTTTCGTTGTATAATTGAAAAGAAGTTCATTGTTTTCTTCATCCAATGCTTTGATGAGTTTGTTTGTATCCATGGTTCTCTTTTATAATATTATAAAAAAACAAATTTAAATGTTTTTATAATATTATATACAAATGCAACGTTTTTTTAATAAACTATTATGTTGTCATACGGATTCCAAAGAAATAATAGAAAACAATCCTCTACCAAAGGTGGATAATCTACCAAAGGTGGATAAACCTCTACCAAAGGTGGATCCTCTACCCAAGGTGGAATCACAAAGCAAAAAAAATGAAGAAAAAGAAAAAGAGGAAGAACAGGAAGAAGAAAGTACCACTATTTTTTCTCCTTTGGAAAATTCATTATCTTCCCTTTTCCATCACGAAGAAAAAAAAGAAAAGGAAGAAAACGAATCTACAATGGATTTTTTGGAACCAATAGAAAAATCAATTTCTTCTATTTTTCATCCTTACCATACAGAAGTGAAGGAACCTGAAAAGGAAAATCACAACAATAGTCTTTGTGAATATATCAAAAAATATCATATGAAAAAACAAGAAAAAATCAAGGAAGAGAAGATAGTTGTGACTAAAAATAAATCATGGTTTGATTCAATAATTATCTATTTTCATCCCAACTTGTTGCTTGATAAATATCTTTCTGATTACATTGAATGGAAAAAAAAAGAGTGGAAAGAAAAACTCTGGTATCCTTATTCGTTATACTTCATAGGAGGAGTTATTATTATTGGAACTGTGAGTTATATTCACCATATCCAACTATTGCCTATTTGTTATTATTTAGGAAAAATACGAATTTCACCTTTTTGAAGAGTTTATATCAAATTTAATGCGTTTGTTTGTCTTTTTTTTAATATCCTTCTTTTTTGTATACAATGTTTTTATTTTCATACTTGAAAAAAATATAAGCAAAGTATACAAAAAAGCGGTGGTAGTTTAGTGGTAAAATAACCGTTTGCCAACTTTGGCCGAAGGCTATGTACATTAGCCCAGGGTTCAAAAACCTAGGGTTGATGAGATATAGCTGGAAGTTAGGGTTGGCAAACGGTGGTCCTGGGTTCAATCCCCGGTCATCGCCTTCCTATTATATTTATACACATACATTTATGAAAAGTATGTATGTGTATTACAAAAACTTGTACAATATTATGTCGTAGTTAGTAATGTAATTTATCCGTTTTTTCGCGCCATAACCCGAAACCTTCCAAGGCTTTGTCGGATTCAACACGCTTTAACTTTACTGTGCGATCTTTTACATCCTTTTTGATTTCCTCGTAAATAAATTCATCGTCAAAACCGATTTCCTTCGCATCATTGCGATCATTCGCATAAAAGACATGTTGAATACGCGCCCAATAAATAGCCGACAAACACATAGGACAAGGCTCACAACTGGTGTACAAAGTGCAATCTTTTAGGGAATAATCCCCCATTTCTTGGCATGCAGCACGGATGGCGACAATTTCTGCATGTTGTGTCGGGTCATTGTTGATAGTGACCATATTGTGGCCTTTACCAATGACTTTTCCACTCGGGTCTGTAATGACACAACCAAAGGGTCCGCCTCCTACATTGACACTATGTATAGCTAAATCACAAGCTTCCATCATAAATTCATTCTCGGTTCCCAGTTTCTCCATAATTATATAACAATTATAAAAATGGTTATGTAAAAAACCGCGACTCATTATAATTCTTGATTAAAATAGATATTCCTGAATTTTTGCATATATTCGTCCTTTAATATATGCGTTTTCAAATAATGTCCATTTATTTTGTCTTGCAACATGTGAATAATAAAATACAAACTATATATACCACATTCTGTATTTCCGTATTGATGTTCCACAGGATAATTTTGGTCAAATTGAAATAAAATCGGCTTCTCTAACTGTTTTCCTTGCTCCGTTACCATATTGACAAATTTCATCACTCTTTCAGGTGCTTTGTCACCTACACTATCAAAGAAATAAATGACGCCTTTTTTGATATTGATAAACAAACTGATCCAATGAGAACCGCCTTTGTAATGTGGATCCGTATTAAAAATGATACCAATCTTTGTTTTCCCCTTTTTGATTTGGTTTTCCAATTTAAAATGACATAATTCTTCCCAGACACATTCTCCGTATAGTTTCACCGTGTCATAATCAATAGGGCTTGGCCCCATAAACTCAAAACATGTATAGGCTTTTTCATATTGCTTCATCACATTAATAATATCCACACTAGAAAGCCATTCATTCGGATTCTTTTTCCATTCTTTGGGAGAAACAGGGGCAAATGATTCCTTCAATTCACTTTGCAATTTACCTTCTACAAATTTCTGTTTTAACCAACACGATTCTTTGTTGCAAGAACCAGCAAGATAATTTTTCAATTGAACCCATATAAGCTTTGGATTGTTTGCTTTTATTTTTGCATCAGGGTGACGTGCATTCCAAAGGTTTCTTAATTTTATCAATGTGTCGTCATTCAAACAAGAATATGATTTTTTCTTTTTATTAGGATCAGGACTACAATTTAACTTCTTCATGGTCTTTGTTGTCAGCATTTTGTTTAGATTCTTTTGTATCTTTTGACTTTGTGTCCTCTTTTTCATGTTTTTCATGTTTTTCATGTTTTTCATGTTTTTCCTGATTTTTATTGTTTTTTTCATTCTCATAAATACTACAGACATTTTCTTTTTTCCCTTTTTTTTCTTGCACACCTTTTGTTTTGAGTTGTGGATCCTTCAAATTCACCTTTTTCTTCTTTGGTAAAATGGGTTCTTCACTAGCTTTTTTCACTGTTTTAATAACAAAAGAATCTAAACTTGGTTTTTTGACTTTGACTGAACGCATCATTAATTTATCTTGGTTTATATCTAAATAATCTATTTCAATGCCGCTTATGTCTAGGTTTTGTAGTTTGATGCCTTCTAAAATATTGTACTCTTTGTAATCTTCTTGTAAAATATCATGTTTGTCTATTATTTTGAAATAACGAATGCAACTTTTTAGATAGTTATGAAACGCAAAGGAAACATCATGTAATAATTCTTGAGGAGGCGTATTGTTTACAATATCTTTTGTTAGTTGAATGATTCTTTTTTTATAAAATTTCGTATCTTTCGCGATGGTTTGCTTTTCCTGTTCGGTTCCCTTGAATTTTTCTTTTTCCCTTTGCTCTTTGTTCATCAAACACTCCAGTGTAATTTGTTGAATGTATTTTTCGCTCATATAGGATTGTATATAGTCAACATATTATATATACAATCAAAAACGCACAAACTATCTAACAATTTAACTGCAACTATATGTCATGTCTCTGAACTCCATGCGTGTATTGTTCAAAAATACATGCTGTCCCACATTTTCAGGATTCGGGTTGAAATCAGTAAAACGTTCTGTTTCAAACAATCCAGGAAAGGGTTGTTGTGTTTTGTTGTTTTGTGGAATCGCCTTGTTATCATACATATCGCTCAGTGTTGCTGGGATGTAAGCTGCTTGGTTGCATCTTTGCAAAGCATAGACTTGGTTTCGTAATTCCGATTCAATATTTATATTGGTTGAAAATCCAGACCACGGAGAAGGACGATCACCAGGATTGAATGTTGTTGCAATATGAAAATCGGGTTGGGCAATATATGGTACTGTCGCCTTGGCTCGTGGGTCTACAATAGGTAACAATGAATACTTTGTTGACGCCGGTCGCACATCAATATATGGTTGCAAGAGCTGACTAGGTAAATTTCGTTGATAAATTCGCGTGTTGGTTTCTTGATGTATATTGCGAGACGTTTCGGTATTGCCATCTTCTTGACAACCTGGATATCCCTGTTTGTTTTCAGGAACCGAATCATTCCAACTCGCCGAGTGAATAGGATATTTTTGATATTCATTTTTTGATATATAACGGGAATAATCGTGAATTGTTGTAGACATGATTATACTATACATTAACAATATATTTTTTGCTTCATGACTTGAAAAACAAAAAAAACAAAAAAAATAAAAACCAATTAAAGAGTTTTACATATATTCATGTAACCACAAGAAAAGAAGAAGATAACAAATGAAAAATTTTTTTGCAATCATGAACGATAATTTTCCTCCTTTTAAAAAAAGATTTCTAGATAACAATGCTAAATATATAACCATCAATCAAAATGTCTTGTTTCATTATGATTCATCAAAGAATGAAGAATGTTTTCAAAACAATATAAATACAATCAATATCCTTTTTCAAGGTGAAATATATAATAAGAATGAATTGTTTTCCATGTTACAAATAACTCCCACTACGTATACTGAATCAGAAATCATCTATCACCTTTATGAAAAATATGGATTAAAGAAAACACTTGGATTATTGGACGGTGTTTTTACTTTTGTTTTGTATGATTCTAATTTACACAACGAAGACGCGAGTTTTACTCAAAAAATGTATGTTGCCAGAGATTCATTGGGTATAAGACCTTTCTATATGTTTACAAAAGAGATAAATCTTACACAAAGAGAGAAGCGAACTATTATAGGTTTTGGAAAAAATATTTCTTGTTTTTCACATTATTTTGAGGAAGAAAAAGATGATTATGAGATTGCAGAATTTCCACCAGGAACATTTTCAAAATACGAACTTTCATTCAAAACATTTTCGGACTGGAAATTGGTATCCAAAAACAATTCTTTTTATACGCCTCCAACCATGTTTACAACTACAGCAAAATATGATATGGACAATATGGAATGGTATATTCAAGGTATAAAAATTTATTTGCAAGAAGCGATCAAAAAGCGTTGTCAATACGTTTTTGATGCCGGTTTCCATCCTGGATGTTTGTTGTCCGGAGGATTCAAAAGTAGTTTGATTGCAGCTCTTGTTAATAAGGAGTTTTCTGCTAGGGGTATACAACTGGAAACATTTACTATTGGTTTCAAAGATTCAGATCATTTGAAAGAAGCAAAACAAACGGCTGATTTTTTAGGTACGTTACATCATGAGATTATTGTGGAAGAAAGTGAACTTTTTGATTCTATAAAAGATGTGATATCTGTAGTAGAAACGTTTGATAAAAAAACTGTTCGTGATAGTATCGGGAATTATTTGATTGGAAAATGGATAAAAGAAAACACGAATATCAAGTTCTTGTTTAATGGGGATGGCGGAGATGCATTGTGTGGAGGATATCCATACATGTCTGGAATAGAAAGACAGATTGATTTTGAAATAGAGACACGTCGTCTTTTGAAACTCATACCTACAACAGATTTGATTCGCTCTGATAAATGTTTGTCCTCCAATAATATAAAATCTATGGTACCTTTTTTGGATGTCTTTTTTGTAAATTTTTACCTTTCCATTCCTTTGCATATTCGTTCGCAAAATACATTGGGTAAAAATTGTCATTATTTATTGCGTCATTCTTTTTCAGGAGAAGAATTGCTTCCTAGGAATATTTTACAGAGAGAAAAAAGAAAAACCACTTGGGATTGGTTTGACTACAATGAAATAATTTTAGAAATGATTGAAAAAAATAAAAAGACATATGATTTTCTTTTTATAGATAAAAAAGAGGAAGAAAAACAAGATGAGAACATAGATCTTGAGGATAAATTATATCGTTATTATTATCATTCATTGTTTCTTCCAGATGTTTACGGAAAAGATACATAATATATACATAATATATACATAATATATATTACAAGACAATGAAATTACTATCTTCCAAAAAATGGGAAAAAATACAATATTATCAATATTTAATTCTTTTGTTCACGAGTCGTTCTTATTTACTTTTTTATTTGTGCGTTCTTTTTGGTTTAGTATCTAATATACCTCAAATAATAAGTATATTTCATTACTTCGTTACGTTTTATGTAGCATTGTATTTAGTAATCTATTACAATCCGTATTTGAAATTGTATGCCAAATACAAATTCACGAATTTAGACAGAAAGGTGATTTATAGTTCAGGAACACTCTTGATGCTTAGTATTTTATCCAGTTCACTGGAATTCAAAAAAACGATTAGGAATATCAAATTACAATTGGGGCTTCGGGATGTACCTCATGATATTATATTTTAGGTGTAATGTGTTTTAACTTTGTAAAAATTTTTCTATGTAATGGAATGTTTTTTTGGTAGCAATAATATCTACATCATATTCCATTTTTGTTTTTCTGTTGAAATGAAAACGATATTTTGAGATATTGATCATCATATAATTTTTGAAAAAGGCAACATCATGGAGATGTTTTTTAATATAATGGCTTTTTAATGCGCGTTCTACAATCAACAATGGAGGTAAATGAAAAACGTAGGGATTGATTTTTATATAATCCACGTTTTGATTGATCATACTACGATGAAGTAAATCATCTACAAAACAAACTTTAGCTGGTACATGAATGTTGGCACATCGTAATAAATCACGATATGATTTTTCATGACTAGTGCGGCATTTTTCGCGAATGATTCCATCTACTTCATAGGCACCAATGACTTTATCAAATAATTTGTAATTGATTTTATGTTCCAGGTATTTTTTGATATGTTCAGCCCAGGAGGGGGGTCCACTATTGTTGGTAAAAATCATGACAGCATCACAAACACCATTTTGTTTTTGTAATTTTAGATATTCTAAAATGGTTAGGATATGTGGTCTCAAAAATTCGGGATATAAATCTAAAAACTCATTGAAAACTTCTTGGTTTTGATCCAATTTTCCTTTGTTTGCGAGTTTCATATAACTGATGAGTGTATCCCAAAAAACACCAAATTGAACAAAGCAACCAAGTGTTTCATCTAAATCAAAAACAACAATTTTAAGCGATTCATTCTTATTATTCATATTTTGTTTTTTCTTATAATAGGAAAAGACAAAAATTTCAATTTGTTTTTCTCTCTTGTATATAACAATAGTAAATGGATATAAAGAAAAAAAACAGAAAATCGGTAAGTAAAATTACAAGAGGAGATTACAAAAAAATATTATCTTATTACAAAATGCGTTTACCGAAGAAAAATAAAACATTGAAACAAAAAGCCGAAAAACTTTTGGCGACAAAATTGTGCAAGTGTATTAAAAAAGTGGGATTGAAAAACGAACAAAGATCCATCGCCATTTGTACCAATAGTATTTTTACTAGGAAAGGGTTGCGTCGTGGCAAATTTACTTGTAAAAAAAGGGCTAGGGTGGATGTATCCTAATGGGTGGATGTATCCTAATGGGTGGATGTATTCTAATGGGTAGATGTGGACGTATTGTATCCTTCTCTTGGAAAAATAATCGTTTTCTTTATATATGACAAAGAAAACGAATGATTATGATATAATTATTGTAGGAGGAGGCATTGCTGGTTTATTTAGTGCTTATAAAATATTGAAGTATGATCCTCATTGTAGAGTCAAGATTCTAGAAAGAAACCCAAAACGATGGCTAGGTGGCCGAATGAACAATGAAATCTTTTATGGAACACGAATTGTCACGGGGGCAGGTGTTGGTAGGAAAAAAAAGGACAAATTACTTATTGCATTGTTAAAAGAGTTGAAAGTACCTACAACTGAGTTTGTAGCTAAAAATGTTTTAGGTCCAAATGTAAAGCATCCAATAGATATCATGAAAACGGTGGCCTTTTTGCGCGCTGAATATGAAAAACGAGGAAAGCCACGTGGTATTACTTTCAAACAATTTGCAAAACCTATCCTTGGTGACAAAATGTATCGCGATTTTTTAATATCGTCTGGTTATACAGATTATGAAAACGAAGATGTAAACGAAACGTTGTATCATTATGGGTTTGATGATGTTGTGGGTGGTTGGACAGGACTTTCTATTCCTTGGCGTATTTTGGTAGAAACGATCGCAGAGAAAATAGGATGGAACCATATAGATCTAAATGTCAATGTGCAATCTATACAAAAGGTAGACAACCAAGAGTTTTTGGTGAAAACAGACAAACAAAATTACATATCAAAAAAAGTCATCATTGCGACAACCATAGTGGATGTCATGCGTCTTTTAAAAAATCATAATTGCATTTATGGGCAAATTCATGGGCAACCTTTTTTACGAATGTATGGAAAAGCAGATAAAAAAACAGCGGAATTATTAAAAGAGATTGTCCCTGTTCAAACCATTGTTGATTCACCTCTTTATAAAATCATTCCTATCAATGCGGACAATGGAGTCTATATGATTGCGTACACAGACAACCGTGGTGCTGAATATTACAAAAAGAAAAATCATCTTGATAACAATCATGTCTCAAGAAAATTCTGGGAACAAGAAATAGAAAACTCTTTGTTGTTGGACCCTGGTACGATCCATTTACAAGCGATACGTTCCTTTTATTGGCCTGTAGGAACGCATTATTTTTCACCTTTGTCGCTAGATTTCAAGGATCGTAAATCGTTTCTTAACGCAGCACAACATCCCATGCCAGGAATGCTAGTTGTAGGCGAATTGATATCTCAAAATCAAGGTTGGTCTGAGGGGGCTTTAGAAAGTGTAGAAGCAGCGGTAACAAAAAAATGGGTTTTGACTCAAGACAAGTAAGGATATTCTCTAAAAGAGATAATACAATCCTCTGGAAAAAATTGTTTTGCAAAGAAAAACGCTATTTGGCACTGGATTCCACAAACGACTATGTGTTGATACCATGTTTCATTCAAACGATTTATTTCTGGATGTTTCATATTTCTTATGAGGAACCCTGTGGCAGAATGATGTGGTTGTGATTCTTTTAGTCCGGCATCCAATTGAATATTGATATAATTCCTTATTCTATCACCATGAGAACGATATTTTTCATAGTTCATAGAATCAAAAAATTCAGTCCATATATTTCTATCATTATACCAGTGTTCGCGCAACAAAAGTGCATAGTTTTGTTTTACAAAATAAGTTTCAATATATTGTAGTACAAAGGATATATTTACCTGTCCCAATTTACTATCTAAATAACAAGTATAGTCATAAGCTTGTAATTCTTTGTATAAGTGGGGCATGGCTTTTACTTTTTTTGAATCCATACAACTATCAAAATAGCTATGGTATGGTTTATCATCATAAATACCAATCCATTTTGTTTCTTTTGTTTTAGCAAACATTTGTTGGTTGTTTGTGTAATAAAAACATGGATAATCTGTAGATGGAATGGGAGGAATTTTAAAAGCTATATTTTCCTCCGTTCCATAAAAACATGTATAAAAAGCAAGATTCACTGTCATTTTAAAATAAGTATTGTATCAATATTATTATATCAATATTACTATTTATTTATATAATTATATTTATTTATATAATTATATTTATTTATATAATTATATTTATTTATATAATTATATTTCTTTATTTATTTATTTATTTATTTATTTATTTATTTATTTATTTATTTATTTATTTATTTATTTATTTATTTATTTATTTATTTATTCATTTCTTTATATATTTATTTCTTTATATATTTATTTCTTTCACTTTTTGAACTAAATGTTGGTTATCTTTGGAATTAAAAGCCGATTGCTGATGAATTCGGTGATTCACTAAAACCTCGCTACAATTATAAAATTTACAACCTTGTTTTCGTAATCGCAACCATAAATCGTAATCTTCAATATCAATATCATTCCAATAACATAATTCTTTTCTTATAATGGAACTAGAATTGATAACAGGATTGACTAGGTTGAAATCAAAATCGCTGAAATCGCCTTGAGGAATAGGAGGAACAGTGCCATTGATATCGCCAAAATAAACACAATTGGATCCTACCACATCATAGTTGTTTAAAAAGGGAGTTTGCGTTTTTAATTTTTCTGGATACCAAATATCATCCACATCCAAAATAGCTACATAGTCATTCTTACATAAAGGAACAAGGCGATTCAATGTTTTTGCTTTCCCTTTGATATCTGGGAAATCATATACAGTGATTTTACCATCTCCGTATATATCTTCTACATATTTTGCCGCTTGAAACACCAAGGAATTTTCAGGATGTCCGTTGATACCTATCAATAATTCCCAATTTGTATAGCTTTGATTTATTACAGAAAAGACAGAATCATTGATAAACTCAATTCCATTGTGTATACACAATAAAATACTAATTTTTTTTTCTGTTTCTACAGGTGGTTCTGTTGTTATTTTATTGATTGTCATTTCCATAACTTCTGGTTCTGCTTCTTCTTCCTCTATTGTATCTTTTTCTACTACTGATATTGGTTCAGTTACAGGTACTGCATTTACAGTCGGAGTTGCAGGTATTTGTGTTTCTTCCGGTTTATTATAAAACAACATTCTTTGAAAAGCAAACCATATATCATATTGAATCAATCCTTCTTTGATTAATACAAATTCATCGGGTTGGGAGAAGATGCAATCCGCGATTAAAATCTGGTCATCTTTGACCAAATAATTGTTTTCAAAATACAAATCCAATTTTGCATAATACGTTTCTACCCACCAATCTATTTTTTCTTTGTGAATCAAAAAGAATCCACCTGCGATTGATTTTTGGTCATCAGGGATAGGTACAACAGGCAAACCATTCTCATTTTTGTTTTTGACAATATCCGCCAAATTTTTCATAAACTCATCGTCACGATTTACATTGGCATAATATATTTTGTTTTTGTCTAAAAATGAGAAAACAGATGGGTGTGCCCAATCAGCAAGGAAATGAGTATGAATGTCATTGTGTCTGTTTCTAAAATAACCCACGTCACACCATCCATAATAATCCGTAACAAAATATTGCATTTTTGCGGTTTCATTCACGAAATTTATTTTCTCGTTCCACAACATATTAAGTTCCCATGTGGTTTTGTCATTTAAAAGCGTATTTTTTTCGTGGTTTTCAATCCATTTTTCTTTGTATTTATGGAGATAAAAATTCTCCAATGGTTTTACGACCACGCGTATGCGCGGGTTGTTTTTAGTGTCTATAAATCCAACACTTTTTGCATCGGTATAAATAACCAAATGAAACTGGTTTACAATAGATAAAAAATTATTCATCCATTGAATGTAAACAGATGTGCCAAACTTTGATTTCAAAGAATAAAAACTAGTTGAAAATGTAATGGACATTTTTTATTCTATTCACAAGTATTTTTTATATTCTGTTTTGAGTTAAATATAATTTATAATTTAAAATTTATTGTAAAAGGTATAAAGATTTTTTATTAGAAGTAAATAATGAGTTATTATATTACAACATTTTGTCATGGTTCCAAGTATGAGCCTATAAAAAATAAATGGTTAGAAAGAATTCATAAAAAATGTAAAAATTATAATGTTAAAATATATGAAAATATAAATACACCAGTGCATTTTACGTACGCGTGGTGGGATGTTGTAAGATTGACTAATAATTTATCATTGTTATTAGAAACACAAAAACCGATTATACAATTGGATATAGATGCTATTATTGAAAAAGATATAAAATGTTTGGTTGATTTAAATTATGATTTTATTATATCAACAGAAATAGGAGGTGACAAAGCGTTTCCTCCAGAGTGTAGTAAGAAACTTGGATTTGGTGTCTGTAGCGGATTTTACATAATAAAACCATCTGCTTATACTTTTTTATGTAAAATTTTATCCTTTATGAATATGAGAATAAATAATAGTTATAGTGACCAGGTAAATATTATGACGTATATTGTTAATAATAATTACGAAATAAAAACAGAGGACATTGTCTTTGATAATATTACATATACAAATAAAATTATTCATATAGATGGTATTACTATATGTGTTTTGGATTTTGATATTGTAACAAGAGATCCAATTGTAAACAAAGGTCAATTTATAAATCATATAAATATAGATAATGTCGGTGGTGTAGACAAATTTTTGCTTTATTTTGACGAGCCTTTGGAAAGTTTACCTTTAACATGTCGTTGTGGTAAGATACATTTGGGTGATACAAATGTTTGTAAGCATATGGAATTAAGAAATCGTTGAAAAAATGGTTTGCCGTTTTTCAACCCGGGCGGGAGCTTATGCATTGACACAAAAAAAATAATTCTGGTCGCGATACGTTAAATTCCAAAATAGTGCCTTTTTTTCAGCGATTTTGCAAAAAATGAATAAAAATTCCCAAAAGTATTTTTGGCTTTTCGTTTTTGGACATTTATTATGTCCAATTTCAGAAAGTCCTCAAGGACTTTTGTAAAAAATCGTAATTGTGACCATAATGAATTTTTATGGTCTGGTCACCAAAAAAATAATTGTCGTTTTCTTATGATAAAAATATTTTTCGCGAAATTTTTTTCGGGACCTACTTTAGAGGATGGAAACACCTTGGAAACAAAAAGTCGCACAAAAAAATGAGCAAAAAAATCTAGATGATAATTCATTACAAAATAATCAAAAAACGAAATTATCGCTGAGACCAAACGTGACCAACAGCCAAAATGGAAACACTTTGGAAACAAAAAAGTCGCAAAAAAAATGCCAAAAATATGATTGTGTTTTTTGTGACTATTTCACTAGCAAGAAAAGTGACTATGAAAAACACATTTCCACACGAAAACACAAAAGTAGCGACTTTTATGGTGTCGTGGAAACATGTCGCAAAAAAGTCGCCGTGTGCAATTGTGGTAAGACTTTTGCAACGCGATCTGGATTTTGGAAACATGATAAAAAATGTGGGGCTGGTTGGAAAGAATTAGAGACCACAATGGTAACAGAAACCCCTAATGTCATTGAAAAAATGACGAATTTGGTGTTGGATGTAGTAAAACAGAATCAGGAATTCAAGGAAGTGATTATGGAACAAAACAAACAGTTGATGGAGATGTCCAAGAGTCACAATAACAATAATACAATAACGAACAACAACCAGACGGTAAACAACCGGTTTAGCTTAAACTTTTTTCTGAATGAGAAATGCAAAGATGCGCTCAACATAAGTGATTTCATCAATAGTTTGCAAATATCCATGGAGGACGTAGAACAGGTGGGTGCGACAGGGTTTGTGGAAGGTATATCGCGTATTTTTCTAAAAGGGTTGAAACAGTTGGATGTTTGTAAACGGCCCATTCATTGTACTGATTTGAAGAGAGAAGTCATGCATGTCAAGGAGAACAATGTCTGGGAAAAAGAGGATGATACCAAACCCAAATTGATTGAAGCCATAAAAACCATTGCGGATAAAAATATCAAGACGATTCAAGAGTGGAAAATGGTGAATCCCGATTGTCGGGATAGTGCGTCAAAAAAAAGCGATCAATATTTGCAAATAGTGGGTCAGGCTTTGGGGGCGTGTAACAAGGAAAAGGATCAGGAGAATTACGAAAAAATAATAAAAAGAGTGGCGAAAGAAGTGATGATTGATAAAAATTAGTATTTAGAAATATAAATTATATAAACAAGTGTTGCGTATATAATTCATACTTGGATGACTTCTGTAGAAGGTTTTTTAACGCAACAAAATGTAGAAATTTTGTGGGAAATAATTGAAGACAATGAAATCATACAGAATAAAAATCCGATACAAAGAGAGCAAGTCAATTTGTTCTTTAAAAACATGATTCGTGAATTTAATCAAAGAGAGAAAGACAGTTATACGCAGTTGATGAGTATGAACAAAGCGTTTATTACGACGTTTTTTACTGTTTTAAACACGCATTACAATGGTGGAGGTAAAAAACAGGCAAACACTACTTTGGTGACTCATGAACAGTTACAAGAACAGCGAATGAATGATTTTGACAAGGATTTAGAGAGAAGAAAAATGGAATTTACAAATGCCATGACCATAAGCGTTCCAAGCCAACCAAAGTTTAGTGATATAAAGGATGGACCCATAGAAGAGATTGATTTTATGGTAAAACAAATGGCGGCGATGAGAGAAATGGAGTTATCAAACATCAGTAATAGTATGAACAAACAAGATGCGGAAAAATGGCTCCAACCGAGTGAAACATCTGTTAAAAATGACAAATATGTTTCTCCCAAAACACAACAACAACAACAACAACAACAACAACAACAACCCAATACCAAAGTTTATATTCAAATAACGGATGAAAAAGTGGAAAACAGTGTAATAAAGGTAGATGTGCTTGATGTAAACGTAAACAAACAACTAACATGGGGTGATGACAAGGTTCATACCTTTTCTCTCCAGAATGAAAAGTCAAGAGTGCTTTTAGACGAAGAAAACAATACTACGAAACCAAATCATTCGTTTGAAGTAGAAGCTTTACAAAAACAAATAACAAATTTACATAATACACTGGAAGCGCATATGGAAAAATGCAACAATACTCTTTCTATTATTTATTCTCTCTTGGCAGCAAAAAAAGTGACAGAATAAAAATAATTATTATAATAAAACAATATAAATAAAAAATTGAACTTGATTTTTTATTTATTTGAATAGCAAATCAAAACAACAACCAAGCAAACAAAAATGCCAATCTTTACAAAGACAACCATGATACATTATTTATTTATGTTTGCGACTTTAATGAATTGTTACTCTTTAATGAAACCCTTGGAAACATGGAAGAGATTATCATCCAATGTTTTTGAACCAGTGGAATACATTGAATCGTGGGATGACGGTGAAATTCCATGGGATTTGGAAGGAAATGCGAATGTACCGACGGAGAAACGGTATATTGTAATGGAGCCGATGAAATACAAATTAGGAAATGGAAAGATGGATGATGGTGAGGTGGAATGGGAGTTGGATATAAAGATGAGTTTGACTGCAAAAACAAAAAAAACTTTGGTTGATAGTGAAAAGACGGACAAGATGGTGATTTGGCAGTTTCTTGATGATGTAAAGAGAAATGACAATGTAAATTTTTGTGTTCAAAAAATGGCGGAACAATTAGTAACAACGGAGAATATATTTACAGATGTAATGAATATTCAAACTTCGCGTTCTGAGTTTGACATGCTTCTTACAGCGGCGGTTTTATTGGTGGATATGAAGAAAAAAGACAAAGAAAAAGAAAAAGAAAAAGAAAAAACAGAGGAATCAATATTTCCATTGAATACTTTGTTTACAGTAATTGCTTTTATGTTGACCAAAGGTGTAGAACCTGCTTCCTGATTATGATTGTGTTTTGTGTTTGTTTTGTAATGTAAAATATATTTTTCTTTTTTATGGATAATCTGGGTTTCCACCGTTGAAATATCCATAATCATTATTATTTATTGTTGGTAAAAGAAGAGATGTTTGAGGTTGTGGAAGAACCCAGGATGCTTCTAAAAAATGTTGGTAAGGTATATCTTCTATTTTTCTACAGAGTGGACACTTGATAGCATTGTAATTTCTATGAACAAATATACCTTGCCGACGAAGAGATGGTTCACAAGAGGTACAAATTTTGTGATTGCAACCGCGTATAATGTAAAAATCACGAATACTGTCATTCAAACAAATAGGACATTCTTTTTTGGAATCATTATTTTCTTTTTCATGAATCATTTGTTTAGTATATTTATGAAAGTTTGTTTAGGAAAGTTTGCTAATTTAAAAGATTCAATTTTTATTTTTTTATTTAACAAAATATGATTAAAAAATAATATCATCCTAGTATATATAAAATGGTGCTTATGAATGGTAGTAAAAATGCGAGGCTTCAAGCTTCTATCATCAATCGTACAGATGTTTGTGGTGGTATTAAGAAGGGAGGTCTAGCTCCCCGTACTGGTGTTTTAGCTGCAAACTTACAAGCATACAACAATGCAACCAACACTCAATTTGGTTTAAAGTGTATTGGTAACTTCTCCAACTCTTCCCAGTCAACTTATAGACGCGCCGTGAGAGGTCTCTTCTAATCCACCTTTAGAAAAGGTGGAGCCAAAAGGCAGCCGCCGCCCTAGGCGACGGCAGCAAATTTGTATCCCTGTTGTAATGATACATCTTTTCCTTACTTTAGGAAAAAATGTATAAAGTTTTGGATCCACCTTTTTTGAAAAGGTTACAAAGGTTGAAAAGTTTTGGATCAACCTTTTTTGAAAAGGTTAAAAAGGTTACAAAGGCTAAAAAGTTTTGGATCAACCTTTTTTGAAAAGGTTGAAAAGGTTGAAAAGGTTACAAAGGTTAAAAAGTTTTGGATCAACCTTTTTTGAAAAGGTTGAAGAAAAGGTTGAAGAAAAGGTTGAAGAAAAGGTTGAAGGTTGAAATATATATAAAATTGTAACTTAAAGACAATGCAACATATATATACATAACAAAAGTAAAAATGGCAACAGCAACCGATAAACAAATTCTACATGATGATGATGTGATTAGAACCGAAGAAGGTCTTATTTTCAATCCTTACAATCCCCAAAATGTTGAGATTACATTGAATGAAGTTCAATCTATTCTTATCAAATATGGTTTGCCGCCGATAGTTCATAATTTGGAATTGTATAAACGTGCGTTTGTTCATCGTTCTTATACGAAACGTCCCCATTTTGAGAACGCAGCGCAAAACATAACGATTGTAGAACGTCCACCGGATTGTATGCCTTTACATACAAAATCAAACGAACGTTTGGAGTTTTTGGGCGATGGTATATTGGAATTAGTAACGAAATATTATTTGTATCGTCGTTTCCCGAAAGAAAACGAGGGATTCATGACGGAAAAGAAAATTGCCATTGTTAAAAATGAAGCCATTGGTAAAATCGCATTGGAGATGCATTTGAACAAATGGTTGATTTTGTCAAAACACGCAGAGGAAAAGAAAATCCGTACGAATTTGAAGAAATTGGGATGTTTGTTTGAGAGTTTTTTAGGAGCGTTGTTTTTGGATTTGAACAAGATAACAGTACATGATGAAGAAGGATGGTTTCGCAATGTTTTCGTTACAGGACCTGGGTTTCAAATGGCGCAAAAATTTGTGGAAAATATTTTTGAAAAACACATAGATTGGATTAGTTTGATACAAAATGACGACAATTATAAAAACATATTGCAAGTGAAAATACAAAAGGTGTTCAAGGTAACCCCGCATTATTTAGAAATAGAACATGATATAGAACTTGGGTTTAAAATGGGCGTGTATCTTTGTTTAGGACAAAATATTCATCATTTAAATCATAACGCAGCGATTCACATTAGTCAATATGACAATTTGGAACAAATCCAAGAAGATGTGAATAACCAAGGCAAGATATTTCTGTTTTTAGGAGAAGGACAACATAAAATCAAACGCAAGGCAGAACAAGAGGCGTGTTTTGAGGCTCTCAAATTTTTCAATTCAGTTGTTGTAACCGAGTAAATTATATATGTATAAATTATAGTAATGATGAATTCTATAATAAAAGACAAATTAAAAATAAAGCCACAAGTTCAAGAATATGAACCTGTGGTAGTCAAGTTACAGGAAGAAAAAGAAGGAGAACAAGAACAAGAAGAAGAAGAACAAGAAGAACAAGTTCTTGAACAAGTTCTAGAACAAGTTCCTCCACCCATAACAAGAGTAAAAAAAACAACCGAAATCACAGACGATAGAATAGGTGATTATGACCGTAGTACATTAAAAAAAAGAATAGTGGAAAATAAAATATCCAAGATTTCTTCCCAAGGATTTAAACCTGTAGTTTACCCCCCCCTCCCTGTAGAAGAAGAAATAATAATTAAACCAAAAGCAAAGAAAATTCCTAAAAAACTTTTTATAATACAAGAGGAAGAACAAGAAAAAGAGGGAAGAGAGGAAGAAGTCATTATGATTCAGCCGAAAAAACGCGTTAAAAATACAAAAAATACACAAGCAACAAATTGGGTAGAATTTGGGGAAGAGATAAAAGAACGGCTCCCGGAAGAACAATCCAAAATCAATCTCAAGGTTTCTAGTTATTATATGAACAATCGCGAAATATTTATTCAATTCATCAATTCTCTCTTTGAGCCGTACAGAAAAGAGATGGAACAAAATGAAAGCAACGTAAATTGTGATACTATTGGTTTGTCTTCTGGTGATGTTTCTCTCTTGACACACCAAAAAGTAATTCGTGATTATATGAATTTATATACACCTTATCGCGGTCTTCTTCTCTTTCATGGTCTCGGTAGTGGTAAAACATGTTCTTCTATCGCTATCGCAGAGGGAATGAAAAACAACAAGCGCGTAATTGTTATGACACCTGCGTCTCTACGTCGCAATTTTTTTGAAGAATTGAAAAAATGTGGAGATTCTCTTTATAAGAAAAATCAGTTTTGGGAATGGATACCGGCAACCGCAAAAAATCCAGAATTGGTGGAAACACTATCTTCTGCTCTTCATTTGCCGAAAGAATACATAGAGAGAAAGAAGGGTGCGTGGCTTGTGAATGTGAAACAACCGTCTAATTTCTCTGAATTGTCGTCGGCTGATAAAAAGAATTTGGAGGAGCAAATAGATGAAATGATACAAACCAAGTATATGTTTATCAATTACAATGGTATTCGTCGTGCCAAGTTAGCCAATTTAACTACGAATTTTGAGAGAAATTTGTTTGATGACAGTGTGGTTGTTATAGATGAAGCCCATAATTTTATCAGTCGTATTGTAAACAAAATAGAAAAGGAAAGACCCATTCCGTTCAACAATCGTGGAGAGAAAGAGACGGTGGCCAAATCTTTGTCACTTATTTTGTATGAACAATTGTTGAATGCGAAAAACGTCCGTATTGTTTTATTAACTGGTACACCTATTATCAACTATCCAAACGAAATCGGTATTTTATTTAATATTTTGCGTGGATATATCAAAACATGGGAAATTCCCATTGTTGTTGCAAGTAAAAACAAAGTCAATCTTTCTTCTCTCCAGGAAATGTTTCAAAGAGAGAAAGTGATTGATTATATTGATTATTCTCCTGCAAGTGAAAAAATATTAATAACACGTAATCCATTTGGATTTAAAAATAAAATAAAGGTAGATACAGGGTATCATGGTGTGACCAATGAAAGAAAAGACCAAGCAACAGGAAAAAACATTCTAGATACGGATTCTATTGACGATGCAACATTTGAACGTCATGTGATAAGTATTTTAAAAAACAATGGAATAGATGTGTCGCCGGTTGGTATAAAAATCCACAAATACACGGCTTTGCCTGAAAAGTTGGAACCCTTTTTGAATCGTTTTATAGATGACAAAACAAAAAAGGTGAAAGATATCCAGGTATTCAAGAGACGTATTGTAGGATTAACATCTTACTTTCGTAGTGCTCAAGAAGATTTGTTACCGAGATATGAAAAAACGCCACAATACTACCATGTTATTCATATACCCATGAGCAATTATCAGTTTAAAATATACGAGGCAGCGCGTAAAGAAGAACGCTTATTGGAAAAATCCAATAAAAAAAAGAAACAGCAATCATTTGATGCACAAGGTTTGTTTGCTAGTGCTAATTCTACCTATCGTATTTTTTCGCGTCTTTTTTGTAATTTTGTGATGCCGACGCCTCCAGGGCGACCTTTGCCTCGTGAAGAACTTGCGTTATTTATGGATAAAAAAGAAAGCAAAGGGGAAGAAGGAGAAAAAGGAGAAGAAGGACAAGGAGAAGAAGGAAAACAAGAAAAAAGTGTAGGTGTTGGTGTTGGCGGTATTGCCGAAGTATTGAAACAGGCGCAACAGGCGGTTGGGAACCAGGATTTGACAAATGACGAAGAGGGTGAAATAGAGGGAGACGTTGCGCTATTAGAAGCGGCTGATAAAACGTATGAACAACGTTTGCAAAATGCACTTGGTTATTTAAAGGAACATGCAGATCAATATTTGACACCGTTTGGGTTGGAAACATATAGTCCTAAATATTTACAGATTCTAGAAAACATAGAAGATCCTGATCATGTCGGTTTACATTTGGTGTACAGTCAATTTCGCACATTGGAAGGAATAGGTATTTTTAAGTTGGTTTTGGAACAGAATGGATATGCTCAATTTAAAATAAAGAAAACGGCATCGGGAATATGGGAATTAAATAATACGGAAGAGGACAAAGGAAAACCAATGTTTGCGTTGTACACAGGTACAGAATCCGCGGAAGAAAAGGAAATCATTCGTAATATATACAATGGTGCCTGGGATTTTATTCCTACCCAAATTGCGAATCAATTGCGTCAAATGAGTAGAAACAATAGTTTGGGTGAGATTATCAAAATTTTGATGATTACATCTTCTGGTTCGGAAGGTATCAATCTGAAAAACACGCGTTATGTGCATATTATGGAGCCGTATTGGCATCCAGTAAGAACAGAACAAGTGATAGGCCGTGCGCGTCGTATTTGCAGTCATAAAGAATTGGCGCCAGAATTACAAACCGTAGAAGTATTTATTTATTTAATGACATTTACAGAAGAGCAAAAAAAAGGCGAAGATTCCATTGAATTGAAATTGAAAGATTTGAGCAAGAGAGAACCGTATGTGCCACTAACGAGTGACGAAGCATTGTATGAAATTTCTTTCATAAAAGAAGAGGTGAATAGTCAATTGATACGAGCCATCAAAGAAACGGCGATTGATTGTGCGATTTATTCCAAACGTAGTAAAGAAGGCCTCAAATGTTTGACATTTGGAGAAGTGACGAACCAACCGTTTTCCTATGTACCGAATATTGAAAAACAACAGGACGATACCATTAGTCAAATAAACAAAGAAAAGATTACATGGGTAGGAAAAGAAACCATAATAGAAGGTATAAAATACGTGAGGAGAGAAATGTCGCAGACTTTGTTCAATATCTATGATTATGCGAGTTATGAAGAAGCAGTTGCCAATGGAGGAGAACCGCGTTTGGTAGGAACTTTGGTGATAAAACCCGATAAAACAAAGGAATTTATTCCCCTTCTTTCAGGATTTTAGGATACTATTTTTACAAAGTATTTAATATAGTTTTAGTATATAATAATAATAATATGGCCAAAGGTAACATGTTTAAAAATTATAGTTCCAAGATTCCCATGTTAGTGTTTTTAGTGGGACTTGCGGTTTTTTTAGGATCTATTTATTTATATTTAGATGCCAAGAGTAAAAAAGCAACAGAATCTTTAACAATGCGTCCTAATAGAAAAATGACCAAGGAAAAAATAAAATATAAGACGACAAGAATGATGAATTCAATGAAACGAAATATGAGAAACAAATATGACCAGGTTAAAAAAGGATTGGTTGGTTAGGATATAGGATAGAGAGAAAAACAAGGTAAAAATTCTTTTATACTAGTATATTAATACATTCTTATAATAGTATGGTAAAATCAAATAGTAAAAAAGCAATAAAGGGTGGGGTAGTAACACCAGGAGTACCAGGAGTAGTAAACAACACTGTAAAACCGAAAAAAATCAAAGGTCTTTTTGGGCTATTTCATTATTTTCATCTACATATAAGTTATTTAAATAGTAGTAAATTTTTTGCGGGAATCATTATGATAATGTTGAATGTGGGCTCCAAGTTTATTTCTATTCAATTTAGTAAATCTACAGAAGAGTATTTAAAATATTCAATTACAAAACAATTACTCGTTTTTGCCATGGCATGGATGGGTACGCGTTGTATTTATACAGCGATTCTTTTGACAGCTGCTTTTGTGATTTTATCGGATCATTTGTTTAATGAAGAAAGTCGGTTTTGTATTGTTCCGAATCAATATCGTGTTTTACATAAATTAGTTGATACGAACAATGACGGTAAAATAAGTGACCAAGAGTTGAACAATGCGATTGCCATTTTAACAAAAGCACAAAAAGAGTTGAAAGAAAAGAGCAACGGAACAAATGGTAATTCCAATACAACCCAAGGGACGATTCCATTAAAATAAAATCTAACTTTATTATAGGCATGAGTACGACAGACTGTAATAAAGTATTTCCTACTAAATTATTTATATTAATCAATACGAGAATCAAGGGCAATCAAAAAGTAAAGTATGTACCTGCAATGACACTTCCTAGACAGTCTGGTTCCACTGTTTATTTTGATCCTTTTGTTGCTTTAGATAAAAATAGTGTGGATGGTATAGAGATTCCCCAAAGTTACAAAACACTTTTGGAATCCAAAAAAAAAGAGTCGGCAACGCAAGTAAAAAATGACGAGGCCTATCAAAAAAATGTTGCAAAATATCAAATTTTTGTGCAAGACAAAACAATGCAGCAATTTTTTGTGAAAAAGGAATTTGATGACATGATTAAAAGATCCATAAAAAATGGGGTAGAGGACTTAAGTGAAGAATTGGATGATTTGGATGAAAAGATAGAGACAGATCGTAAAAATGGCAGGGTGAACAAGGGTGATTTGTCGTATCGTAATCGTATTCTAGATAAAATTTCTGGTGTAGAAAAGAACAATATCAAGTTTACATTGGAGACCTTGTTTTCCAAGGGAAATCTTTTTTATTTAAATGGAAACAAATATTCTATTTTCAATTATACATGGTTGAATTCATCCAAGATTGAAAAGCAAAACATACAAAGTGTGAGTAGAAACCCACTTTTTCAACAATATTCATCACGGGCTGCAGCGTCTCCTTATAAAAAAAACTCGCTCATTAATGACTATATTTATTATTTAAATTATTTTTGGCGAAAATATTATGATACCATTGATGGAAATTACCCCATTTACCGAAATTTGGATGAATTTTATAAAAAAGAAAACATGAAAAATGGAAAGCGTTATACTAGTAATGAATGGACTGATGCAAAGCGTATTTTAAATAGTGCACCACAAAATGTGAAATTTGCCATTGTAAAACGTAACATGGAGATTCGTCGTTTGTATTCAGATAATCGTTACAATCCTAAAATGACGCAGGATTTGTTCAAGAAAATAGTTGATTTGGACGCAGGGAACAAATTGAAATTAGTGACTGGTGTTAGAATTGGTGGTGCTTGGTCAACCATAGACAAAAATGGTGTCTGTTATTATGTCGTCATTGTTGAATTGGAGTTATTTCCCAAAGACAAAATAACAACGGTTGAAGAATATCGTTTGAATTGTGACATGAAAAAAATAGAAATAGTAAAAGCATTCAATGAATTATTGGGACGAAAAGTGCCTCCTCCTCCGTTGTTGGCGATAGAAGGTACAAAAGGATATCGTGTTTCACGCAGAAACCCTGCTATTTATAAAACGAGAAGCAATTATGGTAATTATAATACGAGGCGTATAGTAAGACGCGCACCTGTAGCAAGAGGTACAAGACGTAACATTCGTTTACCAGTTGCAAGACGTCTACGTATTGGTGGTGGTGGTGGTGACAAAGAAGAAGAAGAATAAATATAAATATATTATAGATTGGATTTTTTTACGGTGTAAAATTCATTTGCAAGATTTTCGGGTATGTTTTTGAAATCAACCAACAAAGAATTCAGTTTGTATTTTTCTTCTGCTTCTTCCTTTTTCAACCGCGTCTCAAAATATTCACGATCTTTAAAACATCGCAAAGCGGTGACAGGACCGCATTTATTTAAAACAGAAGGAATATTATCGCTTGGATCACCCATGACGATTTTGCAAAACAAATCAGTCGCAGCGTCGCCATGACTGCTTTTTTGCTTGGCAATGTTTTTAAAACCAAGGTCAAAAACAGCGACACGCGGTTCTACCAATTGTAAATAATCTTTATCGCTTGTAATAATGAAAACAGATACGTTGGGTTTTTCCTGCAAAAGACGCTTTACACCAAGGGCTATACAATCATCTGCTTCCAAATGAGGATGTTCTAAAATGGTAATAGCACCTCCTTTTTGAAATAATTCATCATCAAAAGCCATTTTAAAAAAGGGTCCACCTTGGAAGTCGTGATCTTTGACGCGACTGGCTTTGTATTGTGGAAAATGCTGCATACGCCATATATTTTCTCTCTTGCAATCTTTTCCAACAATGATTTTCACAGATGAATTTTTGGGTATACAAAGTTTCTTTGGCGTTTGTTGTATTGTTTCTACAAATGTTTTTTTGAATTTTTCTATGAAAACCTGATTTTCTGCAAGATTATCCAAGGGTTCATCTTTGTGGGCATTTTTCCACCATGTGAGGAGTGAATAATAACGATGAAAACAAAAATAGCTGCCGTCAATAAAAATATAAACTTGGTTTGGTTCTAATGTTGTAATCATTTTATAGTATGTGATTATAACATTTATTTCTTTTATATTCAATTTTATAATATATATATTGTAAATTACTTTGTAAATTACTTTGTAAATTATTTGTTATATATATTTTAAAGAATTGTAAATTAAATATATCTTTTATTTATATTATATATTTAGAATGGATATAACAAATACATTGAATTCAAAAAATTCAGATAATTCCAATTTAGATATATTGAATATTGATAATTATTCTTTTGATGATTTAAAAAGTTTTTTAAAGATAGATGGAAGCAAATCAGTTTCAAAAGAAGAGGTAGAAAAAAAAGCGGATGATTTGATTGAAAAACTCATTTTGAACAATACTTCTTCTGATGTAGAAGAAAAGAAAAATATGTTGAAATTTATCAATCAAGCAAAGGATCGTTTGACAGTGAATGCAAACAATCCGTTTCAAAATTCGGTAACAATATTAAAAAAACCGAATTTCAATGAATATAGTAGTCCTGCTTATTCTAAAGAGCCTCATTTTGTGCAAAATACGCATAGTATAAGTAATAAATACCCGAATCAAATTGATTCAAGTTACCGTACACGTTTGTTTGTTTTCAACACAATTTATTGTGATGAATTTTTGCACCAGGGAGATCCACAATCATTAAAAGAGGATTCTGTAACAGGTGCAATAGATTTTACATTTACATTGGTGAACCCAATACGTAATGTCATGGGAATGGCTTTATCAGCCCTTCAGTATCCAAATGTACAACCAACATTTAGTATCAATCAAAAAAATGTCTACATGTACATAACAGTAGAGACAGGACAACAAGCGGTAATTGAAATGTCTGCAGGTTTTTTTACAAGTGTAAATTTTCCCCCTATTTTGGAGCAAAATATAAACAACGCACTTTATGGGTATGGTAGTTATAAACCTCCTATCATAAACACTGTAAACAATGAGCCTCTTGTCCCTAATTTTCAAAATCCATTTGCTGTTGTAATAAGTCCTTATTCAAACCGAGTAAGTATTATAAATACAAGAAATAATAATTTTAAAATAATTTTTGATATGCCTGCCTGGGACGATGGAGCGAGTTTTTACAATCGTCAAACAAATACGTTTACTGTGGATGTTTGTGCGGAAAAATATCCATATAGTGCGGACTTACCGGAATACTATGCAAATAACAAATTGCAACCAAATACACTCGGTTTTCAAATAGGATATCGTAAAGTTGTTTACGATAATCCTTTTCAAGATGTACAAGTGAATTATTATCCGGATGTTCCTGGATTTGTGCAAGGGGAAGCGTATCCTGTGAAAAGTTATCAAGGGGAAGCACAATACAACGATGGAAATGGAGGATATGTTTATTTTTGTGTGAATGAATTTGCAAACAACACAATAGATGATGTGACAGGGGTTTTTCCCAAATTTTTCTTTAATAATAATACATTGGCATTGATACCTGTAACAAGCTCCCATTTTACAAACACATTGGATACTGGTGCGGATTTTATTTTTAAATCACGAAATTACATGGGCCCCATAGATATTTCCAAGTTGGTAGTGTCTTTTTATGATTCCAATGGAATAAAGATTACATTTAATCAAGTTCCTTTTGCGTTTGCGTTGGAATTCAAAATATTGTATGATAATCCTGCAACGGTAGATAAAATTTTACCGAGATACAATGGTTTGCTTTAATAATAAAGAAAATACAAGGAAAATAATAAAAATAATAAAAATAATAAAAATAATAAAAATAATAAAAATAATAAAAATAATAAAAATAATAAAAATAATAAAAATAATAAAAACATAATATATCAACGTATAGTATGTTTAGTGAAGAAGACGGATATCATGATTACAGCGAAAACAACAGAAACACATGTAAACATTGTAAAGAAATATATGACAAACATGGTGAGACACATGCTCAAATAGATGATTATCACAAGATGGAACCTATTACAAATAAAAAAGGTGGAAAATCAAAGAAGACCAACAAGTCCAAGAAAACCAAAAAGTCCAAGAAGACCAAAAAGACCAAAAAGTCAAGGAAGACCAAAAAGTCCAGAAAGTAAACGAATAAAAAAATAAATAACAATGAATTTATTTATTTTTTATTTTTTTTTGAAAACGTGATTAAATATCCAAACTGATTGTATTTTTGTCAGACTTGGGTCGTCGTTTGCTTTTCTTTGGCAAATTTCCATTTTCTTGTAGATCTCTCAAATCACTGATACTAATGGTACTATTTTCATTCAAATTGATATTACCAGATTGTTTGTTACCAGATACAGAAGAAGAAGAAGAAGATGCTTCTTGAATATTGATGGTTTTGGTTTTTAATCCAGATAAAATATCAGAAATATCACTAGGTCCTTTCATCTCGGCGCGTTTTTCACTAGGCATATTGATAGGGCGACGACTTTTTTCAGGTTTCTCTTGTTGTCCAAAATTTTCGCGAATATTGAATCCATCATCAGAGAAATTAGGACGTGTCATGTTCAAATTAATATCTACCGCAGAACTATTGTTGCCTCCACGACTTCGGGAAGGCGGATCAAATCTTTGGGTAGCCATCGGTGGAGGAGGTCCTCTTCCAGGAGGAACCATGGGTTCCGGATTCATAATACCACTCATAAATCCTCCAAAACCAGGATTGTTTTGTCCCATGGTATTCACTGCCGCGGTTTGGAATTGACGCATCAAGTCAGGATTTTGACGCAATATATCATCCATACCTGGCATAGCCGACTTGAACAATGTATTTGTCATATGTACCATCATAGCACTCCCTCCTAATTGGAAAAGTAGCTTTAATTCGGGGGCCATGGAAGCACGACTCTTGTATTTTTCATACAATTCGCCGAAAATTTCATCATAATCACTAATGTTTTCATTGATCTGCTCTCCCCAACCATCCAATTTAACATCAAATGGGTCAAACCGATTATTGAGAAACTCAATACCATTGATAACTGCCATCATCATATTACCCTGAAATTTAACGGAATTTTGCCTTGATTTTTCCTCCATAATGGTTTCATATTCTCCTTGCATTTCTGTAAGAGGTGATTCCATAGTGTATTTTTTTGACAATTCAACGCCTTTTTTTTCCAAGGCTTCTAATTTCCGTATGTACTTGAATTTTTCTCTTAGAAGCTCTTCTTTACTCATGGTGGGCCCTGAAGGCATCGTTTGGTCAGGATTGATGGGT